TCACTTCTTGTTGCGGGGATCCCACGTCGGGTGTGCCGGGTCCTCCGCTTTCAGTGCTTCTTCATAGTCGATACCCAATGCCTTCGCCACGCCTTTGCCGTATTCGGGATCGGCGTAGGAGCAGTTGCGCACGTGCCGCTGTTTGATGAAGAGGGCGCTGTCGCCCATCGCGCGGGCCGTGTTCTCGCATGTAGCCCGTTGGTCTTCGGCCGACATCAGCCGCCAGAGCTTACCCGGCTGGGTGAAATAGTCGCTGTCGAGTTCCCGTTCGTCGTAATTGTAGATGGCTCCGTTCACCTCCAAAGGCGGTTCTTTCAGGTTCGGGTTGTCCTGCCATTCGCCGTAGCTGTTCGGCTGGTAGGGGATCGTCGCTCCGTAATTGCCGTCCGTGCGCATCTGCCCGTCGCGGTGGTAGTCGTGGAACGGACAGCGGGGTTTATTCACGGGAATCAGGTTGTTGTTCACGCCCAGCCGGTAGCGCTGTGCGTCGCCGTAGGAGAAGAGCCGCCCCTGCAACATCTTGTCGGGCGAGAAGCCGATGCCTTCGATGACGTTCGCGGGGTTGAACGCCGCCTGTTCGATTTCGGCGAAGAAGTTGTCCGGGTTGCGGTTCAGTTCGAGAATACCCACGTCATGCAGCGGGAAATCGCCGTGATACCACACTTTGGTCAGGTCGAAGGGATTGATTTTGTAGTTTCGGGCCTCCTCTTCGGTCATCAGCTGCACCTGCATCAGCCAGCGGGGATAATCGCCCCGTTCGATCGCTTCGAACAGGTCGCGTTGGTTCGACTCCCGGTCTTTGGCGATGACCGCTTCGGCTTCGGCGTCCGTGAGGTTCTTGATGCCTTGCAGGGTGCGGAAATGGAATTTGACCCATGTGCGCTTGTTGTCCTTGTCGTAGAAGCTGAAGGTGTGGCTGCCGAAGCCGTGCATATGGCGGAACGAGGCCGGAATGCCGCGCGGACTCATCGTGATCGTCACCTGGTGGAGCGCTTCCGGGAGGAGCGTCCAGAAATCCCAGTTGTTGTTGGCACTTCGCATGCCGGTGCGCGGATCGCGTTTGATGGCGTGGTTCAGGTCGGGGAATTTCAGCGGATCGCGCAGGAAGAAGACCGGCGTGTTGTTGCCCACCAGGTCCCAGTTGCCCGTGTCGGTGTAGAATTTCATGGCGAAGCCCCGGATGTCGCGCTCGGCATCGGCGGCGCCGCGCTCTCCGGCTACGGTCGAGAAGCGGACCAGACAGTCGGTCTTTTTACCCACCTGCGAAAAGATCGAGGCCCGGGTGTATTTGGTGATGTCGTGCGTCACGGTGAAGGTCCCGAAAGCTCCCGATCCTTTGGCGTGCATGCGGCGCTCGGGGATCACTTCCCGGTCGAAATGGGCGAGTTTTTCGAGATACCATACGTCTTGCAGCATGGCGGGGCCGCGCACGCCGGCGGTTTGGATGTTTTGGTTGTCGGCAATGGGTTTCCCGTTTTCGGAGGTCAGTCTTTTCTTATCCATATCCTATTGTTTTTTGTCGGCAGGCAGAAAATGCCGGACCGGTTTATGATTGAATTTCATATCGTTGTAATTCAGAGCAAAAACATTGCCATACAGACTGGCATTGCCTCTTTGGGGATATGTTTTTTCTGCGAGGAGCGGACTGCCGGAGCGAATTTTTCAGGGAAATCGACTCTGTTTTTCGAGGATTTGGAAAATTTCACTATATTTGTCCCGCTAACGGGGGATTAGCTCAGTTGGCTAGAGCGCTTGCATGGCATGCAAGAGGTCACGAGTTCGAGCCTCGTATTCTCCACCAAACAAAAAACCGCCCTAAACGCATATAGAGGGTATTTTTGAGAAAACCACCGGTGAGGTGGTTTTTCTTTTTCTGCATACTTTTGCACATATTTAAGTAAAAATATGTACGTTTGTTTTACGAAAATTTTACGCACGTACATATTATGCCTACCTACAAAATCGCCGTATTCAAGCATCACCAGCGCCGTGATGGAAAATTTCGCGTGTCGATTCGTCTAACGCATAACCGACAGTCGGTTTATCTGCGTACCGACGTCTATGTTTCGCGCAAGCAAATCACGGCAGACTTCAAAACCATCAGGGACACCGAGGTTGTGCGACTGATCGACCGCGACATCATCGAGTATGAAAATATCCTGCTGCGGAACCTCGGTTCGAATCTCTCGCAATACACGGCCCGCGAGTTGGCGGACTATATCGAAAAGTACACGACGACGGACGGCGGTGCGGGCATCGACTTCATTGCCTTTTGCGAGGGCCATATTAAGGCGTTGAGGGCCGAGGGACGTAATGGGACGGCCGGACGATTTGAGGCCGTCATTCGCAACCTAACCGACTATTTCGGGCGTTCTATCGTATTCGTCAAGGAGATCAACGTAAAGAATTTGCAGGGATTCGTTGAGTATATGCAGAAACCGCACGAACAGACGCGGACAAACCAGCACGGAAAAGAGGTTACGGTGCGGCGCCCCGGGTGCAAGGCGCAAACGGTAAAGGATTATTTGGCCGACATCCACACCCTATTCAATGCGGCATGCGACCACTACAACGACGAGGATGCCGAAACGGTTCTAATCACCCACCGACCGTTCGGGAGTAAGAAATTACAGGTCGAGGTCAAAGAAGAACCCGAAAAGCGGGATTTGTGCATCGAGGATCTCGTAAAGATACTAAACGCCGAGACTGTCCCGGGTAAGCGTATGCAGCTGGCACGGGACGTGCTGGCGCTCTCGTTCTACTTGTTGGCCATGAACACCGCCGACTTGTTCGGTGCCGATGTCGAACTCGAAGACGATCGGATCATCTACCACCGGCAAAAGACGGCTAACCGTCGTAAAGACGAAGCGTTGATGTCCGTGAAGATCGAACCGGAGGCGCTGTCACTGATTGAAAAGTACCGAGATCCCGACAAACGGCGGTTGTTCTCATTTTATAAAATGTACGCTAATTTCCGGGACTTTAACCACAACGTAAACGCGGGCTGCAAACAACTTGCCGCGCACTTGGGAATCGATGTGCCTTTAAGTACTTATTATATGCGCCACACATGGGCTACTCTTGCCTCCGAGGAGTGCGGGATTTCGGAAACTGACATTGCGCTGGCGCTTAATCACGTTGGGGTGGCTTCCGGCTTCGAAAGCGGCAAAAGCCTTAAGACCACGCGGGGGTACATTCACCGCCGGTTCACGCGCAACGACACGAATAACCGCATTGTTTTGGACTACGTAAAAAGTAAATACTAATTATTATCTATAAAAGTATAAAATAATATACTATTTATTTGGATAATAATATATTTTGCATTATCTTTGTACTGTCAAACAATAACAAAGGGTAATATGAAATCAAGTGAGTTGCACCGCCTAATCCTAAAAAACGGATGGCGATCTATCCGACAAGCAGGGAGCCACGTAATTTATGAAAAGGATGGCAAAACGGTTTCGGTTCCTTTTCACGGTTCGAAAGAAATGGGTTCAGGAATAGCACGGCGGTTTATCCGGGAGATGGGGCTGAAATAAGCCCCCTCCCCGGGCAACCGGAAACGAAATAAATACACACGATTTATGGAAAAGGTAAAGGTTATCATCGAATGGGCATCGGACGGAACGATTTCGGCCATGATGGAAAAGGATATGTTTGCTGGAATGGGCGATACCGTCAAGGCGGCCGTTGCCGACATGAAAGAGGGCGTTGCACTCTATATCAAAACGGCCAAAGAGATGGGTTTTCCCTACAAGGCATATTTGGACGGAGCGTATGAGATCGAACTGGAGTATGACGCGGTTAGCGCATTGAAATATGCACGAGAGTATATCAAGGATACTAAATTGGCGGAATTGACCGGCATTCCGGCCGCCCAGTTGGGACGTTATGCCAATGATAAAAGTAAACCACGCCCGGCACAACGTCGTAAGATTATCGAGGCGTTGCACAAATTCGCGGCGCCGTTCTATTCGATTGTGTTGTGACGAATTGCTGTTACCGGTAGTTATTGTTTGACGACGACCTATTTGGAAACGGCAGCCCCCGGATTACTCCGGGGGCTTTTTTATTCTTCATCTTCGGTCTGCAATTCCGCCTCGTCCGTCTTCTCGATTTGTAATACCTGATGTGCATTCAACGGAGAAACCACCTTGCGGCCGGTTCTTGCTTCGAGTTCCAGCCGGGCATTGCGGGCAATTGTGCCGCCTTGTCGCGCGACCGCTTTGTGTGCTGCAAGCGTCCGAGGGTCGGTTGCTTCGGTTATGTCCTTTGTCGAAGCCTCCGCAAGCATGTTGAGGATGAGTTCTGTGTTGGTCATATTATCCCGCAAGTTTTCTTTCCGCAACCCTTTATATGCCTTGTATTCACGGGTGGTGAAGCCAGACCACACATTCGTGATTATGTCAGTCAGTGTGGCAAATTGCTGGCCCTCCTGCACCCCTCGCTTTTTCCACGCGTCGGTCAGGTCTTTACGAACCTCGATCGCTTTCAGACGCTGGTTGATCCAATTATCCGAATACCCCAATCGCTTGTAATCGACCATTGCTTGCTGAATCGACAGTTCCGGATCCTGCATCTGATCGAGACGGTCGGCAGCCACCTGCGCCATCCACTGTTTGAACGGCTCCGCTTTCGGCGAGGGGATTGACTGGATGATCCGGAACATACCCTGCGTCGTGGCGCAGTTCACCCGTTGGCGACCTCCAGCAGTCTGCACGGAAAGGGGGGTGACAATTTGTCCCCACCCTTTGGATAGCTCCGGATCGCGCTTCTTCATCTTTTTGATATAGTCCGTAGGATTCACGCTGTCGGTCAATACACCGACGACATCCACGATCGAAAAATACCACTCCTCCGTTTGGTCATCCCATACGGTGCGCACCTTGCGCTCTTCAAATAATTGTATGGCTTGTTTCTGCGTCATATGTATATTTGATATTCATGTTGAGGTCGAAAGGACAACATCGGCAAAGATAGAGGGAAAACGACACCCCGGATCACTCCGGGGATTTTTTATTATGTTGTTGTGGCTAACAATATAATCAGGAATATAAATCCTAAAATACACCAAAGTACTCGGATGATTTTTTGGAGTTTTTTATTTTGCACTATATTCTTTTGAGTGATGTTAGTCGGTATTTCGGTTATGGTTGTGCTGATCGTTGGGGTGTCAAGAACCGATATTTTCATTAACGATATTTTTTGCCCCTCTTGCCTGTAAGTCTCTATTTTTAGACGCGTATATTTGGATGGTCTTCTTTTATCGCCGACCAAAACACAATTTGTTGATTTTTTTACAAGGGTTTGAAAATTTACACCCATATCTTTCAAAATATTCCTTATTGTCCCGAAAAGGTACATATTGAAAGTTTCAGTCTCTATAACGACATTTTTATCCCTCAATTCCAACTTTTCCAATTTGGAACGCAGATCATTAAGGAGGACTTGGGCATCCGATAAATTCTGGGTATTTGTTGTCTCGCCTATTTCAACGGGGAGTGTATGACTTTTCTTTGTTGAAGAGCGGGATATTTTTGTGCGTTTATAAATCCCTGTGCCCGGCAAACCATTATTTATATATACTCCTCTTTTACCAACACTAACGGATGCGCCTTTTACACCAAACGAGGTGCTAATGCCTCCTTTACTTAAATTCAAATTTACGCCCGGAGCAATTTTAATTCTTTTTCTAAAGCTAACCATAGCATTGGATTATTCTGCGAAAGCGTGAAACAATAATATATCCAGTTTTGTAATCCGTTTTGTCGTGGCGGTCGTGTCGAGGTTGTGAGGCCGGGCCGCGTCTTTGATCGGATAATCGGGTGTCAGTATAAATCGTTCGGGTTGTTTTATCCTTGTACCGCCTTGCCAGCAACACCCTGCACATCCGCCGCAGCCCCTTTTTGGGCTAATAATTCGATCGTCTTTTGCTGGGAGGCGACAATATCCAATAATTTATCGATTCGTTCCGAATTTTTATCATTTTTTTCTTCAGGGACTTTATTATTTGCGAGCATTGGGCCTCGGTCAAGCACAAGCCACTCTAAACTTAAATCCGGAAATTTCTCTATAATTATTTTTGCCTTATCGACGCCAATAGTGTTTCCACTATCCAAAAAAGATGTAGATAGTCCGGTTATAGTATAAAATTTGTTCTTGCTAATTCCCTTACTATCAATATAATATTTTATTTTTTCTTTTGTTGTCATAAATTTTAATATAATTATTTTGTTTTTCTAAATAATTATTTAGATATTTGCATTGTAATTACAATAGTAATTACAAATATAATCAAAATAACGAGATTATGAGAGACGTAAAATTTAGAGGGCAATCGAAGCAGACCGGTGCATGGTTGTACGGTTCGCTGATCCGCCGAGGCGAACGGTGTTTTATCCTGCCTTTCACGGGGAAAATGAGGGCCGCCGACACGGAGGTTATCCCCGCCACCGTCGGCCAGTACACGGGCCTCAAAGACATGCACAGTGCCGAGATTTACGAGGGCGACATCATCGGTGGAAGCAACGGGAGTATTAACGGCAGATATTGGCCCTTTCAGATCATAATCGAATGGGACGAAGCCGCATGTGGTTTCAACACCCCGAACTGGGGCTACATGGATTCTACCCATTTTTTCGAGATCAAGGGCAATATCCACGACAACCCTGAATTGATTGAAAAACAAACCGCCGAAAGGCATAAAAACAAAAATAGTATGTTCAAAAAGTTAGATTATCAAGTGTTCCCGAGTGAGGAAAAAACCATCTGTGTTGTCGATGACCCGGTATATGGCGGGGCGCATTGCTATGCGATTCAACACTCGGAGGGCTTTTCTGACGGAAAAGCAAAGTATGTGCCCGTCGAAACCCGCATTCAGTTTGTACAGAAAAATGACGACGGAAGTGTCATTAATGGCGTGCAGTCGGAGCAGTTAGCCTATATTCTGCTCGACCGTGCTATCAAACTGAATAACCGTTTCCCGTCGCCGCAGAACGAAAAGCAGATCGCCGGGCTGCGGATGTTCCTTGAAGGTTGCGAGGAGCGTGTCCGTGATCGCATGAATCGCGGAGTAATGGGTGACCTCAAACAGTGACGCTGATTGTTCTGAAATCAAGTTATTGAGTGCAACACCCTCCCGCGAACCGTCAAGCGGTTACCCGGAGCGATACCGGCGCGGGAACAAAACATAAACAGATTTTTAATTATGGCCGAATTAGTCCGAACCGTAAACTTTGCCGAAACCTTTGCCGCGTTGAGGCTTGGCGAAAGCGTCGAGTTCAGCGTTGCCGAGTTTACCGAATCGAGCGTGCGGGCCAACGCCAGCCGCTACTGCAAGGGTAAAAACATCAAATTGTCGGTCTCCGCGTTGAGGGGAACCGGCGTTATCAAAGTAACCCGTAAATCGTAATACCATGAACCACGAACCTCTCGACCGACTGCATTTGCAGCAGATAGCCGCCGCCTACGCTGCCGGGTATCGTATGGCCCGGGCGGAGCTGGCCGACGATGCGAAATACTACACCCTTACCCAGTGCTACCGGAAATTCGGCCGTGGTACGGTCGACCGGTGGGCCGCCGAGGGGCTGATCGAGATAATCAAGGACGGAACACGAAACAGCAAGTGCCGAGTGCTTGCGGAGCGCATCGAACTGGTGGCGTCGCAAAGCAACCGCGCCAGCTGGTTCGACAAACACGAATAACCCGCAACAATGGAAAAGAGGAGCAGACGATGGGAGAAACGCGACGTGCAGGACGTGATCGCTCGGTATATGGCCGGCGTGGACGTCTTCACCATCGCCGAGGAGTTCGGGCGACCGGTTGCCAGCATAAGGACGCTGATATATCGGCACGAACTTCCGCGTAAAAAAGTGCGGGCAATGGATCGCGTAAAACTGGACTGTATGCCCGACCCATTCGGGTGGATGGGAGGTAAAAATAACCTACATAAAACCGTATGCCATGAAACCGACATTTGAACAGATGAAAGGCGCCGCGATAGATGTTAGACGTAAATTTTTTCGCGGATGTTCCGGCGCATTCTACAATATTATCGAGTGCAACAGCGAGCGAGAACTACGTTTTCTCACCATTCGTTATTGCGAGGATATTTCTCGCAAATACATTTCCGATTACATCAGAGGTAACTATGAGGATGTTTTGGAAGCACTTGGCCTGCGGTTCCAGCTATACGACGACGGCCGCGTGCGGTTGTATTTGACAAACTAATACCCCCGATTATGGAATGGAACAATCGACCATTTGAAAAGGACACGCCCGTGAGGACGTTCGGAAGCGGCAGCGAGCTGGCAACCTGGGATGCCGAGAATTGCGACCGGTGCATCAAGCACGAAGAATGCGAGCTATGCGATGCGATCACCGCGGCATACCTCGGCGACGGGCGGATCCCCTTGTGGGTCGCCAAGCAAATCGGTTGCCAATACGACCCGCTCTATTTGACCGCCACACTCGGCAAGACCTGCCGAGAGCGCCGGACAGAGGAGCAACGAGATTTCCCATTTTGACCCTAAAAAAGAGATGAAAAGCGAAAGAGCAAAAGAGTTTATCGACGGATGTATGTCTCACCTCGAAGTAGATATGTCAGAGCACGCCAAATGGCAACTACGCACGGCGATGGCAAACGTTGCTGAACTCGCCGAGGAGGATGCTCGGGTGCGAGCCGGAATAGCCCTTTGTAAGGCCGTTTGCGGTGGCCGAAACGGCTGCACAGACTTGGGTTGCAAAATGTTACCGTCATATCTAAAACATTACGATAATGAATAATCCAAAAACATGCCCCGAGTGCGGGATGCCGCTGGTGCAATGCGATAATTGCGAGGAGTACGGATGCCCGGATTGCAATGAGGAGTGGGTCGTCACGAGCGATGAATCGGTGCTATGTCCCGAATGTTCCGCCGACATCAGGGCGGAGTACAACAAGGCGACGGAAAACGGAACAAAGGTGTGCGGATCGTGTGCTTGCTTCAAGAATGAGGATGCCAATGGAGTCGGAGAATGTGAATACCCTGAAGATCACAAAAACAGGACAAACTGCCTCGACATTAACCACGGTTCAAATTACTGCGAAAATTGGACGAAAAAGACAGAACGGGATCCCGCGACGCAAAACATTACCGCGCCGGCGCCGAGGGGCAAGAAAATCGCCCGAAAGTTATCCCGCCGTGAATGGTTTGCGGGGATGGCCTTGCAGGGCATCATGGCATCGAATGATTGCGGGATCGGACACATACCCGAAAAGGCGGCGCAGTGGGCGGTAAGAGTTGCGGATGCCATTTGTCGGGAGTTGGACGCACCGGAAGAATAGAGATTGAAATTTAAGGTTGGAGTATGAAAAACAAAGAAAATGCGGGTAAAGGTACATTTATCTTACGCTGCGATTTTTACCCGCAGGTACAATTACTATCCCGAGAGCAGCGGGGAGATTTGTTGACGGCGCTTTTTGCGTATACATCCGGAGAAGATATGCCATCCTTGGATGGCATAACGTCCATGTGCTTCGAGTTCATCAGGGCCTCGATAGACTCATATTCGGAAAGGTACGATGCCAAATGTCAGCAGAACCGAGAGAACGGGAAGCGAGGCGGGCGCCCGAAGAAAGCTGACGCCGAAACTGTGAACCAATCGGAAACATATAAACCAATCGTAAACGAAGATAACCGAATGGAAAGCGAAAAAACCGAACGGTTTAACGGAAATACGAATGAAACCGAGAATGTGGGCGAAAAGGAGAACCGATTGGGAACAGAAAAAACCAAACGGTTTGAAAAATATCCAAACGAAACAGAAAAAACCAAACGTGGCAAAAAAAACCATGATTATGATATTGATTATGATTCTGATGGTGATATAATAACACACACAGTAGTTACTGAATGGAAAGGGGGTTTGGGGGGAAACCAAGCTGCCGAGTTTCTTGCCTGGCTGGAGTCCGCTTTCCCCGCGATCACCATGATGGCCGAACCGCTCACCGAGGAGCAGGCCCGCGACATCCTCGCCAAGTTCAGCGCCGAGGACATCAACCGCATCATCGCACAGATCGACAACAAAGGGGCCTACAAGAACAAATCCGCTTACTCCACGTTCGCCTCGTTCGTGGCCCACGACTTCATCATCAAGAGCCGTAAAGCCACGACGGGCCGCAAATACACGTACAACGAGATGTGCGACGAGGTTTATAGTCGCCGCGCCTCCAGCGACGACTTCCAAATGTTCCAAATGCCCGACGGCACGAAGTACTGGCAGCGTAAAATCGACATGACGGGGCCGCAAGCATGAAGCCGAAAGCAACCAACAATACCGACACCATGACCGCCGAGGAGTTCCGGAGGATGATACGCACCGGCATGACCGCCGAGGAGTTCCGGCGCAAGATGCGCACCGGAGCACGGCCGGTTGAGGCGCCCGTCCCTTCGGAGAACCGCAAAGTCCGCAATGCCGTGAAGACCGAGGCCGACGGGGTTGTCTTCGACAGCCGTCTCGAACGCTACATGCACGACCTGCTGAAATCGCACGGCATCGGGTTTATGTTCCAAAAGCGCTACACCCTGCAAGAGCCGTTCACCTACAACGGCGAGACCATTCGGGCGATCACCTACACGCTGGACTTTTACCTGCCGGATTACGACATGGCGATCGACACCAAGGGCGTGGCGACGCAGCAGGGCAAGCTCCGCATCAAGATGTTGAAGCGCCTATTTGCCGACCTTGGCCGCACCACCACCATCGAGCTACCTCGAACGAAAGACGAATGCGCCGCGCTTGTGGCTCGGCTGACCGAAAACCGATAAACAAAAGCTATGATCCGATTTCTCTACATAGACCTCTTTTGCGGTGCCGGTGGTACCAGCACGGGCGTTGAGGCGGCACGCTTGCACGGCGAGCAGGTCGCCAAGGTGATCGCATGCGTCAATCACGATGCCAACGCGATCGCTTCGCACGCGGCCAACCATCCCGACGCGCTGCACTTTGTCGAGGACATCCGCACGCTGAACCTCGACCGGCTACTGGCCCATGTCGAGGTCTCACGGAAACAATACCCCGCCGCCCGCGTGGTGTTGTGGGCATCGCTGGAATGCACCAACTTCTCGATCGCCAAAGGAGGCCAAAGCCGCGACGCAGACAGCCGCACGCTGGCCGAGCACCTTTTCCGCTACATCGACGCGCTGCGCCCCGACTATATCCAAATCGAAAATGTCAAGGAGTTCATGACGTGGGGGCCGCTCGCGGTGAAAGTCGTCGAGGCATCACATGGGCACGGCGCCTATTGCCCGCTGAAGATAAAGACAGTCGGCCAAGGCAAACACAAGCGGCGTACCATCGCCCCCGTGTGGGTCCCCGACGCAACCCGTCGAGGTGAGGATTACCACCGATGGGTGGCTTGCATTTGCGCGGACGGAGGCTATCGGTTCGACCACCGCATCCTCGATTCGGCGGACTTCGGGGCCTACACCTCCCGCCGCCGGTTCTTCGGGATTTTCGCCGCCGGCCGGCTGCCCATCGTTTTCCCGACGCCCACCCATGCCAAGAAGCCCGCCCCCAACTTGTTCGACGCCCGCGCTAAGTGGCGCCCGGTTCGTGACGTGCTGGACTTGCACGACGAGGGCGCCAGCATATTCGGCCGCAAAAAGCCGCTGGTGGATGCAACCTTCGAGCGCATACACGCCGGGCTGGTGAAGTTCGTCGCCGGTGGCAAAGAGGCGTTCATGGTCAAATACAACTCCATGAGCCAAAGCGGCAAATACGTCGCGCCAGGCATCGACGATCCATGCCCGACGGTTGCGGTGCAGAGCAGGCTCGGCGTGGCAAAGGCGTGTTTCCTTGCCAAGCATTTCAGCGGATCACCGGCCGACCGTGCCATCAGCATCGACGGGCCGGCGCACGCCATCACAACGGTAGATCATCACGCGCTGGTCTCCGGCAACTTTCTGACGGCGTACTATGGTAACGGATACAACTCGCCAGTCGAGGCACCGGGGCCGACCGTAACGACAAAAGACCGGTTCCAACTGGTGCGTCCTCGATTCCTGAATATGCAGTACGGAAATGGATGCACCGCGTCCGTCGAGTTGCCGGCCGGGACTGTAACCCCCACGCCAAAACACCATCTCGTTACGTATTGTGCGGAAACACCGCCCCGTAAAGGTCGTTATCTACTCAACCCGCAATTCGCATCAGCGGGGGCACCCATAGATCGCCCGTGCTTCACGCTGATCGCACGGATGGACAAAAGACCGCCCAGTATCGTTACAACGGAGAACGACGTGCAGCATCTCGCGCCGTTCATCCGCCGCGAAGGCGATACGCTGATCTACGAGGTATATACCACAGACAGCCCGATCGTGGTGCAGATAAAGGAGTTCATGGCGCTGTACGGGCTGGTCGATGTGAAGATGCGAATGTTGAAGATTTCCGAACTGAAACGCATCATGGGTTTCCCCGCCAACTACAAGCTGGTAGGCACACAGGCCGAGCAGAAGAAGTTCATCGGCAACGCTGTTGAGGTTACAATGGCCCGCGTGATCTGCGAAGCACTGGGGCGTATGATTTTGGATTTTGAAAATGCAGCATGATATGAAAAGTATAAATTTATTCGGCCAAGAGGAGCACGTGTTCACGAATCGCAGAAAGTCGCAAAAAAGTATTTTCGACGATTACGAGGGCTTTGTGGAAAAATTCAATCCCAAGAAAACGACCGACGACTGCTATACGCCTCCAGCGGTGTACGACTATGTTTTGCAATATGTAGCCGATCATTGCGACATCGACGGGATGACCGTTGTCCGCCCGTTCTATCCGGGTGGTGATTACGAGAGCTTGGTCTATCCCGATAATTGCGTGGTGATCGACAACCCGCCCTTTTCGATCGTCTCTCAAATTGTCCGGTTCTATCTGAAACGAGGGATCAAGTTTTTCCTGTTTGCTCCGCATCTGACATTGTTCAGCGCTGACCTTGACTGTACACGGATCGTATGCGGCGCCGCTATCGTTTACGAAAACGGGGCAAAAGTAAATACATCTTTTTTGTCCAATATGTTCGGCGAAGCCGGTGTAATAGGTGATCCTGTGCTATATGAGGGGATCGACGCCATTTGCTCGGCGCCGAAAGCGGAATTACCGAAATACAAATACCCGGACTGCGTGCTAATGGTTTCGGATGTAGCGTACATCGTGAAAAACAAGGGTGAGATAAGGATAGACAAGCGGGAAATGCTGCACCGCTCTGCGCTTGACATCCAAAAAAAGCACGGGAAATCGATTTACGGATCCGGTTTTTTAATCTCGTATACCGCCGCCGAAAGAGTTACCGCCGAAAGAGCTGCGGTGAAAAAAGAGGCTATAGTATGGGAGTTATCCGAACGAGAAATGCGGATCGTTGAAAAATTAAGCGGGCAATAAATGGAACCAGCCAACCCTTTGCACGCCGAGATACGGCGCCACGTCCGCGAGGTACAACGCACCCGCCGGGCTACAAACAGGATGCCCGCCGACGCTCTGGTCATACGCGACGGACTTATGCTGAAAACGCGGTTTTCCCAATCCCTCACCGCTTTTCGTGCCGTATTGGAGGAAATGGTCGCGTTGAGGTTGATAGAGATAGGTCGAACTATAAACGATACCTACGTGCGGGTTATTGAAGATTGATCGATCACCAAATGCAGCAAAAATTATTCTGAAATGGATATGAAAAAACGGATAATACGAGTATTCCCAACCAAGACGAATGCTACGCCAACCGACGAGCTGGTACGTATCCGCGAAACTCCGTCCTTTTTCGACGAAGCGGACGAGGTGCACGTTTCTGTAACGTTCACATGGGACATACCGATCGCTGAATGGCTGGCGAAACAATGGGAGCCGGTTGCAACGGTGAAGATCGGCGGTCCCGCTTACAATGAGCCGGGCGGCGATTTTATCCCTGGTATGTACATGAGGCACGGATACGTGATTACCAGCCGAGGATGTCCGAATCGATGCTGGTTTTGCGCTGTTCCCAAGCGTGAGGGCGGAATGCTCCGAGAGTTGCCAGTTACCGACGGCTGGATTCTGACCGATGACAACCTGCTGGCCTGCTCTCCGGGCCATATCGACGAGGTATTTGCCATGCTTGCCCGCCAGCCGCACAAGCCGCAATTTACCGGAGGACTGGAGGCAGCGTTGCTAACCCCGACGATGGCGCAACGAATACATGAGTTACATCCCCAATCGCTATTTTTCGCCTACGACACCCCCAACGACCTGGACCCGCTCGTTGAGGCAGGCAAAATGCTTATCGAGGCAGGTTTCACCAAATCCAGCAACTCGATGAGGTGTTATGTGTTGTGCGGTTACAAGGGAGACACGTTCGAGAAAGCACAGACACGGATGGGCGAGGCGTGGCGAGCCGGTTTTATGCCAATGGCAATGTTGTTTCGTGATCTTGAGGGTAAATATTCAACCGATTGGCGCCGGTTTCAACGGCAATGGGCCAATCCGACAATCACGATCTGTAACTGTATAAAACACTTTGGTAGATGAAAATAATCGTAACATTTTCCGGAGGAAAGGATAGCCTTGCGGCGCTGTTGTGGGTGCGCGAGCATATTACCAAGAACTTTACCACCGTGTTCTGCGATACGGGTTGGGAGCATCCACTGACCTATGAGTATATTAACCGTATCGCCGACAAGCTGCACCTCGACTTGGTAACATTGAAGTCGAAGAAGTACGACGGGATGGTCGATCTTGCGCGGCAAAAAAAGCGCTGGGCCTCGACGCGGGCGCGGTTCTGCACGATAGAACTCAAAACCAAACCGACGATTGACTATGTGCTGGACGAAGTTCAGGACAATATGCTGATGATTCAGGGCATCAGAGGCGCGGAATCTCCGGCGCGAGCCAAGATGTCGGCGCAATGTACGTACTTCAAATATTATTTCGAGCCCTACGGTTATGACAAAAACGGTAAGCCGAAGAAGCACAGCTACCGTGGTAAGGATGTCCGGGCATTTCGGGAAAAGTTCGCCGACGATTTGCTTCGGCCCGTGTTCGACTGGTCGGCGCAGCAGGTGATCGATTACATCCTCGCCGCAGGGTTAGAGCCGAATCCTCTCTACCGGATGGGCTATAAGCGCGTCGGCTGCTGGCCGTGTGTGATGGCAAACCAGCGCGATATTCTCAATATCGCCCAACAATCTCCCGAGCGTATAGCGGAAATAGCAAACTTCGAAAGAGAGTTGCACTCTTCTTTTTTTGGCCCGGATATGATTCCCTCCTACGCAATTACCAGCGGAGAGAAATATCCGACAATAAACGATGTCGTGCGCTACGTCCAATGGCAGAACGCGACGGGCAGTTTGTTCGACGACGATACGGCGACCAGTTGCATGAGCTTTTACGGATTGTGTGAGTAAACAATAAAATAAAAATAAAATGAAAAAATACACACAGGCAGATTTCGATGCCTTTGAGGTGATCGACGGAATCAAACAATGCCCCTCTGGAGATTACAGTGATATACAAGTATTCAGCGATAGGTGCTCTTTCGGTGAGGATTGCTCTTTCGGTGAGGAGTGCTCTTTCGGCAAGTGGTGCTCTTTCGGTGAGTATTGCTCTTTCGGCAAGTGGTGCTCTTTCAGCAAGCAGTGCTCTTTCGGTGAGGATTGCTCTTTCGGTGAGGAGTGCTCTTTCGGTGAGGAGTGCTCCTTCGGCGAGTGGTGCTCTTTCGGCAAGTGGTGCTCTTTCGGTGAGGATTGCTCTTTCGGTGAGGAGTGCTCCTTCGAAGGGAAAGGCGAATATATCGGCGATTATCCTTTCCTGGCTTTTGTCGGATTCGGCTCTCGGATTGGCAGCAAGGTTTACTTTTTCAACCTGCAAGACGGCATTTATGTCCGTTGCGGCTGCTGGCTGTCGGATATAGCCGGGTTCCGGGAGAGAGTGAAGGCGAAGAATGCCGATGCGATGTACCTGGATTTATGCGATCTGGTCGAGAGGAAGTTTAACAGGAAAAATTCGAAATAACTATGCGGGCGAACGAATATCAGACACGCGCGATGAGTACACGGCTGCCGAGTTGCGGGAATGCGATCTATATGCTTTTCGGCCTGATGGCCGAGGTGGGCGAAATCGCCGATAAGATCGCCAAATGGCGCCGAAAGGGAGTGTGCCGGCTGGATATGGATCATTTGGTCTTCAATACGGGCGATTTGCAAGAGGCGGAGGGTTACAAATCCGAGCTGATGAAAGAGGTCGGGGATTGTGCGTGGTTTATCGCGGGCATTGCCGATTGCTTCGGCTTCACGCTCGAAGAGGTCATGCAGCAGAACCTCGACAAACTCGCCAGCCGCCGCGAGCGCGGCGTGATCGATGGAAACGGGGATAACCGATGATCGCTTATGACCCACGCCTCTCTTTTCAGCGGGATCGGCGGGTTCGATCTGATTGCAGATTTTAAAACGATAAACGAATACGAGAAGATATGACAAATCAAGTAACAAGCATCGAGCAATCGAAGCGGCTGCTGGAACTGGGCGTGCCGGCGGAGATGGCCAGCATGGTATGGGATACTATATCCCTTGCGTCACATCCAATATTGAGGGAATGGGACACAAGTACGGATACGAAACGTTGGCAGGTAGATCGTGTTGGCCATGTACCTGCCTTCACGGTCGCGGACTTGCTGGGAGCGTTGCCAAGTCATTGCCGAATGCCCGACGGAGCGTGGATCAATATGGAGATAGGGAAATGGGAGGACATCTGGTGCCTCTCGTACTACCAGATGGCCTCCGGAAGCGATGAGGTACTGTGTGGCGGCGCAGGAAGGGAATACTACTTATCGGTACAGTCGACACAGCTTATCAACCTGCTGTACGGAGCGGTCGAGTGGCTTTTATCAAAAAAGTGCAAATTGAAGATATGAAAAAGATAATGTTCAACGATCTTTACGGGTAGTTTACGAATTTGAGTTGGTGAAACAACGAGATTCGATGCAAAACTTTGAAACCTTTCAAACATTTTGAAATATGAGAGAAATTAAATTCCGGGGCAAGCGCCTCGACAACGGGGAGTGGATCGAGGGCGATCTTCTTCGAATGCTTGACCATTGGTTTATATTCCCCGATCCTGCGCCGGAAGGGATTGATAAATACGAATTATAAATTGTATGGATATTACGAAAATGACAGCAGCACAACGCGCCGAACTGAAGGCGCAGCTTGAGGCCGAGGAGCGTGCCGAGAAACAGAAACGCGAAGAGAGTATTGCCGCATACAAGTCGTCGGTGGATGAGTTCTGCCGCAGCAAGTTTAGCCGGTTGCAGGCGTTGAGCGAGGAGATGCGCCGGTTGAAAGAGGAGGTTTTCGGCGATGCCGAAACGCTGATCGCGCTTAAGGATGAGTTGTTCCGGACCAAATCGGACCGACACAGCAATCAATTCACGACTTCCGACGGCAAGATCACCGTGGCACTCGGTTATCGCACCAACGACGGCTGGGACGATACGGTGAATGTCGGGGTCGATAAGGTCAAAACGTTCATCAAATCGCTGGCCAAAGACGAGGATTCGGCGGCTTTGACCGAGATGGTCATGAATCTGCTGGCGAAGGATCGCAAGGGAAATCTGAAGGCCAGCCGCGTACTGCAACTGCGCGAAATCGCCCGCAAATCAGGCTACCCGCAACTGATCGAGGCCACCGACATCATCCAGAACGCCTACCGGCCCGTCGATACCTGTCAGTTCATTTCGGTATCCTACAAGGACGACAAAGGTGTGAAACAAACATTGCCGCTCTCGTTGGCGGCCATGGAGTAGTCCCGAACGGTTGTCTGCAGCGGTTCGATTCCGCCGCCGAGAACATTGCCGGAAAGTAACAAATTTTGTAGCTTTGTATGTGTTTAACTAAAAATATAATTTTATGGATCTTTATTTCGTAATTCTTGGAATTCTGTTTTTCATTTTTGGACTCCTCCAAATTATTCTGTTTTTCAAATTATGGGCTATGACCAACAATGTAAAGAAGATTGCACAAGGCAATGATTCTCCGCATGTTGATTGGCAACTTCGGGCTTGTGTTTTAACTGGAGATATGGATCGCGCCAAGAAATTGATAATTGAAGATTTTGTCGAAAAGGTGCGATTACATGTTATCCAACACGGGCCGTCCGACTACATAGGAACGATAAAGCAGGAGTGCCGGGCCAGATTCAAGGCAATCGGAAAACAGATGCCTGAAGCCATTGAAAAACTCCAGAATGGAGCAAATGTCATTCAGTTGATACCATAATTATCCCGTTTTTATATGCGATAATTCTTATTCCTGTCCCGAGATTCGATGTAAATATGTATAGAGTGCGTTTTATTTTGCAAAGGCCCGGCTATCGCAAACGCTATCTCGAAGGCCTTTATCGACCAAGAGGTAATCTCTCGGTCGATGCGATGCGCAAAGCCTGTCAGGAGGAACTCCGGCAATATTTGGAGGCACAAGATCCGGAATATCGTAAATTCGACATAAAACTCACATATTTCAACCGTCTTCGCATTGATTTTCTACTGAATGTGGGGATTGTTTGATAACATAAAAACGCTGCCAAGAATCGAAAATCGGCAGCGTTTTTGTTTCCTCCAGTGCAAAATTTCGTATCTTTGCAATATGGGTAACACGTCAGACAATCAACTCATTCTTTTCCACTGCCCGACCATTGAGAAAGCCGGGAACCGGCGGCGTACACGTTCTCTGCCCCGTTCGGGAGATGGAAACATCACGTCGCGTGCAGACCGAATCGCCAAGCGCAACCGCCTCCTGACGGCCCGTTATTACTACTGGACAGAGTTGGAGCGGCGACGTTTCGACGATGTGCTGAAGATCCTTGCCGACAATGAATTTTTCGTCGAGGACCGTACGATCAGCAACGCCCTGGTCGCCGAGGACGAGTTCTACAACAAGCTGATCCGTCAACGTACGACCAAACGCCAGTTGCGTCGGATGTTTCCCGGGTTCGACTGGGGTTAATCCATAAACTCCGATTCGTAGATCATCCGGAATATTTTCAATCCGTTCGACCTATTCTCCGTTAAGACCGACACCCGGGATGTCGGATTGATCTTGCGTCCGAAAGACCACCATTGAAGCGCCTTGTGTATATTCTGCAGGGTGTCGTACTGTTGAAGCGCTTTTTCACGACTCTCTTGCGGTGCGGATGCGTTTGCCGTACCCCAGACGTTGAATGCCACTTGCAGTTGAAATCTCACACGCACGCGTTGTTTTCCGGCCATGTGGGTCGTGCATTGCGGGTAGCTCATCTCGACCAGGCAGCAGGGGAAGGCCACCGGAGGCCGTTCCGAAACATTGAGTTGTCCCTGATCCGAATCGATCCATCGCAATTCGGGGACTTTGTTTTTCAGCTGATCGCACAGGGCGATGAAGAGTTCTTTTTCCATAATCAGTTGTTTAATACGGATTCCACATAAGTCTCGATTCTTTTTTGCAGCTCGGTTTCGAGTTCCCGGGCGTCGCCGATAAACTGTCGCCGGGGAATGTTCACCCTTCGGGTGTGCTGCCGAACGCTCTGATCACCCCGGCGCGTGTGCCGGATATGGGCCGGAACCGCAACCGCACCTTTGAATCCTTCGTTGTGTACCCGGGCATAGTCCACTTTCTCGTTTCCGGCCGCGATGACGATCCGCCCGGGCGTGACCACGACAGGCCGGATGCTGTTGAGCAAAGCTCCGGACTGCACGAGCAGTGACCCCGATTGTTTGGGGACCCGGGGTGGTGCCCACGGATTCCCGTCAAAGGCCTTGTGCCGGAACGTGTCCTGGAAATATCCGACGGATGTTTCAGCGACGATTTCAGCCGTTCCCTGCAGGATCTCCTCCATACGCTTCTCGAGGAGTTTGTCGATTTCTATTTTCATAAAAATTTTGTATATTTGTTCCGAAGCGTACAATTCCGGGGGTGAATCGAATTCTGCTATCCCTCGCGGGTGATGGGGGCATGGGACCAAAGTCTGGGCTTGATACAGCGGATGAGTACGTTAACCCGAAGCAGCGGTATGACACTGGCTATCCAAGGCGTTGCGGATACCTGCAGGACGTGTTCCCAAGGTAAACAACAGTACGTCCGGACGCAAAGACATGCCGCTACGACTTTTTTATAAGCAAGCCCCGTCGGTATCTCCATCGCGGGTCAATGTGGCGGCTGCTTCGCGTTTTCTGTTTCAAATTCGGAGTCTGAACGATCTCGAACCAGGTCGTTATCCTATATTCGAGATTTTCATCCACTTCACAGATCACGTCGATCACCTTTCCGTCATAGAATTTTATGAAATTCATGTTCCTGAACGGTCTGTGATAATCGTTCAACCAAACCTCGTCGGGATTCTTCAGCACCTCTTCGACACATGCCAGTAACGGCACCCGCACTTTCTCATAGTTCCCGGTCGTATGAGTTCGGAACACCTTCTCGTCCATAACGACTTCGCGGCCTTTGTAGTCGTGTAGCGTCTTGTGAGCCTCGTACCATTCTGCGGCCGAACCGCTGTATTCGGGCATCGGTTCCGTCGCTGCCGCCAGGCGTTTGGCAAACGAGTCGAGTCCCCAGTCGTTGTAGTAGAGTCGGCCAAGTAGCTTCGAAGCCTTGTTCTGGAAGCGGCGGATGTAGAACTGGTTCTGCGTGAACACCTCGCCGGTGAGGGCACGGTTTACGCCCCAACCCTGTGCTGCGGCTTTTTTCCACGTCGCCGTTCCGAAGAACTCGTCCACGCGCTGTTGCGAGGCTTCGACCGTCTCTTTCTTGACCTCATGGGCCATCCGCGGCACGACCCGGCAGCGACATCGCCAGTCGTTCGGCGGGAAGATCTTCTTCCATCTGGCATCGTTGTAGGGAAGGACGATCCCTTCGAGCTGGCGATGAGACGGACGCACACGATCGTCTCCGACCGTCCGGTACTCCCAGTAGGGGAACAACTTTGTCTTGCCCATCAGCCGCCGGTAGGTGCTGGCGGCTTCGGCCGTAAGTAGTGCCGTGTCGTACTCGGTACGTTGCCAGTCGCGGTTGAATGCCGTACAAATCTTGCGGGCCTCACGTTCGAAGTCGGCGAAATTACTACTTTCACGGAAGAGGCGGTTGAGTTCCTGCAATTCGGCCAGGGTTTTGGCTGCCGAGAACTGGAACAGGTTAATCTCCATCGCTGTCTGTAAAGCGTCGTCACGTACTCCGTACACAACCCCGATATCAGCATTCCCGATGCTGTCAGCTTCCGGTTGAACGGCCTTCAAAAGGTCTTCGGAAAGGAATCGAAATAGCTCCGTGTCGAACGCGGGCTGCGAGGCGGCCACACGTCCCATCAGCCTCTCTTCGAGCGTATCACTGTCCTGCATCCGCATGAGGGCAGTGCCATCGAACGCCCCGCCCTGCGGGGCTTTGACGAAAAAATCCCATAAGCGGCGCCAAATGTTCCGGTTGTCGGCATTCCGCACCTTCTCCTCGACATCCGTATCCGTTTCAAGGTGCGAGCCTAATACCATATTCGACTTTTCTCCGGCGATCACCTCTCCTTTGTCCGGCATGGGGATCGAATACTTGTCGTGAATGAATGCTGCGGGGATATCGATGATCGTCGAGAGCTTCACGATTTCGTCCACGGAGAGCGGGTCGGCTGCCTTCGGATAGACGAAGCGGCCGCCTTTCACGGGTAAGCCGCAAGTCTCCAGAACAGGCAGCAGCCGTTCATTGAGCGTACGTTGTACAAAACGCAGGTCGCTCGTGTGTTTCGAATCCTCGACCTGCAGATGCACTTCTCCGAGCGAGCGGGCTCCGCGCTCGCCCTGAATGGTGGTCAGCGTCTGTCCGAGGATCGTGATAAGCATCTCTTCATTCGTCGCCTGACGGAACTCATTGAATGACGAGCCAGACCCCCTATTTACCTCTTTGGTTTCAATGTCTGCCTCCTTGGGGATGACGAGATAAGGTGCGGATCCGGCCTCTTCCAAGGCTTGCTTAAGCAGTTCCCGGCTCTGTGGGTCGAACGTGTTGTATTTTCCGATACGCTGAGGCATTCCGAACAGCTCGATCCATTGAGCATAGTCGCCAAATCCACCGCGTTTCCAGATAGCATAGGGTGCAGCTTTGAGCAGCAGCCCGTAGTCCCCGGGACGACCGACGACCAGAAGGTTCGGATCCTGGTCGTACGGTACCGATCGATCTCCTGTGTCGTTCAGCAGAATCTGACAGTTGTCCAGGTCGATATACTTGGGTTTGATAGGTTCGACGTGGAATCCGCTGTTGAAAAAGAGCTCCACGCCCGCCCTGCCGTAGAACAGCCGGTGCATGATTTCGCGGATGAGCGTTTCCCAGGCTGTCGTGTCGATCATCGCTGCGATGGCGGGTTCTTCCTGTCCCCGGGCATTCATGAAGACGACTTCAGCATTCAGCACGGCCTCGATACGTTTGTTGATCGCATCGGCGAGGACTCCGTCGATCATGATGTCTTCGAACAGGTCGTAGAGATATTTCGGCCGTCCGTTGTCGGCCGAGCGCAAAGCTGACCGCCAATCTCCGATGTCGTACACGCGACGCTGCGGAGCCTGGACAACGATCTGCTGCACCACTATCGGCTTTGAGGCTTTCGTGCCGGAACTCTTTCGGGAAGATGTCTTATAACCTATTTGTGCCATAATCAAAAATGTTGTGATCGTTTTGGGTTCGACCCGAAAATGTACTCTCCGGCAGCGGGGTCGGGCTTTCCGTCGCCGTCGGCATCCTCCATTACGGGTAGGTTGGGTTTGATCTCCGAGCGCTGGACGGACTTCAGCCAGGCGACGGCCCGTTCGTATCGATCCTGCCGGAGCTGGAGATCCGTTCCTGCATTGCACAGGTTGATGAAGTGCCATACGGCGATGTCCTTGACGAAAATTAACAGCAGTGCGTTACGTTCGTCACCCTCGGTGCCGAAGATCTTCTTACGGTCATAAGCCCCGAGATACCCCGAGGCCTCCTCAATGGCGGCATCGATAGCCGCGGCCACGATTGCATCGTCCTCTCGGGCGATGGTTTCGATATTCTCTTTATAGAGATGCGTCTGCAACTCTTCAGGTGTCAGAAAAGCCATATTAGAAACGTTTTGATGCGCGTACTCGTTGACCGATGGTATAGGATCCCTCGTTGAGCGTGGAGATCTTCTGGTTGATGATCCATACGCCTCCTTCGATGCAGTCAGGGCCGTCGGCCGGAGATTTCATTTGTCGGTTGAGCAGCAGGAACTGCTCTTCGAGGCGTTTCATGTGCGGATTCTCTCGTTCGTCGATATTCAGTACCAGGCGCCCTTGGCGGATCAACGGTTCGAGGTTTCCCTCGATGCGTTCGAATTTCGGCGGTTTACAGCGACAGTCGGGTGTGATGCCGATGAATCCCCGTTCGCGGGCGCGGGCGGCGAACATTGGGAGGAACACCTGCTCATAGAAAGGATCCTGCAGGCTGTTGTTCTCGATGAAGTAATAAACCTGCACACGTTCGCTCGCATAATCGCGCAGGTTGTAGAACCAGTCCACGAACTCGTCGTTGGTGACATGGTCGAGAAATCCCGTATAGACGTAGAATGTCCCGTCGCAGTAACCGAGCAGAAAATCCGCTTTGAAACTCGATGCCTTGTTGCGGGCGTTTGACGGAGAAGGATCGGCGTAGGCCACTGCGAACTGGAGCCGTTGCATCGGCGGACATTTTCCCCAGATCACCTCCTTGATGACCTCGCCTTCGGAAAGCGGATTGTTCATATACTCCTGCTGGAAGGCTTTGGTGGAAATGGTCTGCTCGATGCGGCGGATACGCTCCTCGGTGTTCTTCTCGGGCCAGGTCGAGCGGCCTTCGGCATCGCGGATGTTCACAATATCCCAATGGTCGGCCTTGGCCCCGGCCCGCGTCACACAGCAATCCCGGGCAATGACGTTCCCGCAGAACACGACCAGCAGGTCGCCGCTCACGGATCGGGTTGGAATCAGGGCTTCCTCGAACCACTGCCACTTCTTTTTTACAATGTCGGGATTGCGGCAGTCGGCATCCGTGTCGAAATCGTCCGGGAGAATCGTATCCGGGCGGAAGGCATCCTTGCGGGTGCCTCGCGGCGATTCCATTGCACCGAGCGCCCGGAACGCCGCGCCCGAGGTCAGCGAAAACTCGTCGGCGGTCCAGTTGCCGGCCTCCCTCAGGTCCCCGTAGTAAGCCTTTAACAGTGAATTTTGTTCGAAGGACTTCTTGTAAGGATCCAGAAGCCGCGTGGCATTCTCATGGCTGTTGGAAACGAGCAGCACGTTGCGTTTGCGTTTCGTCAGTACAAGATACATGATGCATATGAAGACGATGGTCGATTTGGCCAGCTCGCGTGACCACGAGAGCACTTCATACCATTCCGGATTGGAGGTGATCCGCCGGATAGCCTTCTTCTGGAAGGAAGTGAAAGGATGCCGGGTGTATTCGGCGAAGAAGAAAAGCATCCACGAAACGGGATCCTTTTCGAGCTTCTCGAGTCGCCGCATCCGCTCCACAGGGGAGAGTTTGTCCACCGCCTTGTCGCGCTTCAGGGCACGGTGGTATTCACGCCATTCGTTCCAGGCACGCATGTCATCTACTTTACCCATTTCAGCCGTTCCTGTATGTATGAATCGAAATAGTCCGAGAGTATCTTGGCCTTCTCCAGGTCAATAGCCCGGACATAGTCGAGAATACCTCTTGACACATTGACAATGTCCCGCACGGAGGCCTCTTGTTCGAGCGCCTCGAGGTCGGCGGTGAGTTTGCGCCGGATATCTGCCTCCTTGACCGTCGGATAGCGTGCACCCTGCTCACGCGCCGCGATGCTTTCGTCGAGTTCATTAAGTTGCATGAGTGTCGATTTGATCCGTGCCTCACGGGTTTGGAGGAAATTCAACTTGAGACCCTCCCACTCTTTGGCCCATCGTACGATAGTAATCCTCGAGACACCGATCTTCACGGCAATCTCGGCCTGGGTGAGATCCGTAGTGAGGAAAAGTAGTTTCGCCCACTCCTTCTTCTGCTTGTTATCCAACTCTTGTGTCATGAAAAATCTCTGTTTTACACCCCAAAGGTAAGCTCTTCACCCGAACGGAGCGAATTGTGGATAAATGGTCTGCATGCAAAGTGCAATTAAAGTGTAATAAATTGTAAAACAATACAATATAATTTGCAAAACGGGTGTTTTCAATCCAATTTTGCCGAAAAATGATGGCTTTTATGAAACGATTTACATTCGTGTTGCACGACGAGACGGTCAATACCTACGGGTTCCGTATGCTCACCAGCGGCGCTAATCTCGAGGAGTTCCGCAAGAACCCCGTGATCCTGCTCAATCATAAGGACTGGGAGCTTCCGATCGGTCGTTGGGAAAACATCCGCATTGAAGGTACGCAGATCCTTGCCGATGCCCTCTTCGACGAGAAGGATGACGAGGCGGTGAAGATTGCCGACAAGGTCGAAGGCGGATTCCTGCGCATGGCTTCTATGGGAGCCTGGCCTCCCGAAGAGGTGAGTGACGCCGCAGAGTTGAAACTTCCCGGGCAGACGCTTCCGACCGTGACGCGCTGGACAGCCCGTGAAGCGTCCATTGTCACGATCGGGGCCAATCACAATGCCCTGGTACTTTTCGACCGTCAAACGGGAAAACCTCTCGATCTCACGGATGCTTCGACTGTCATCCGGCTTATGGACAGGCTCAATCACTCAAAAATCGATTCGAATATGAACAAGACTTTGAAGGAAGTCCTCAAGTTGCAGGACTCAGCACAGGATGCCGAGGTTATCGGCGCTGTGAACCGGCTGATCGAAAACAACGACCGGCTAACACGTGAAAATCAGGAACTCAGAGATGCTGCAGCGCGTGCGGAGTCCGAGCACAAGGAGATCCGGAAGTCCGAGGCGATTCGCCTCGTGGATGCAGCCATTGCCGACGGAAGGATCAATACCGCAGGCAAGGAGGCTTATCTGAAACTCTTTGATACGGATTTCGAGAGTGCCAAAGCCACCCTCGAAGCCATTCCGCACCGCAAATCCGTCACAGCGCTTATCCGTGAGGGTGAACGACGGCAGTCGGTCGAACTCTCCGACCTTGTAAACAAGTCGTGGGAAGAACTCGATAAGGCAGGGCGCCTTGTTGAACTCAGGGACAAGGCGCCGGAACTCTTCCGTGAGAAGTTCAAAGCGGCCTTCGGTACCGAACCTAACATGTAGAACTCATCAAAAACAAAAAACATTATGGCTATTCAAAAAGAAATCTGGGAGAAATCGATCGTCGAAGGTCTGTTCGCTCCCAACAGCTTCCTTTCGAAAGCGTTCAACGCCGACGAGTATGTCGAAGCGGGAAAGATCGTGCATATCCCGCAGGCAGGTGCCGCTTCGAAAGTCGAGAAGAACCGAACGTCATTACCCGCAACGGTAAAGCAGCGTACCGACACGGACAAAACTTTCGAGCTGGCTGCTTTCACGACGGATCCCGTTTTGATCCCCGATGCCGACAAGGTCGAGCTGTCGTACAACAAACGCGAGTCCGTATTACGGCAGGACAAGCTCGCCCTGCATGAGGCTGTGGCCAAGGATTTTCTGTTCGCCTGGAGTCCTGCCTCGGATCGTGTGATCGAAACCACGGGGGCACCGGTGGATGCTTACACACCTTCGGCGACAGGCAGGCGAAAAGGGCTTTGCAGGGCGGATATTCTGACGCTGATGACGAAATTCAACAGCGAGAACATTCCCCAGGAGGGCCGCTACCTGCTGCTCGATGCGCAGATGTACGCACAGCTGTTGAGCGATCTCACTGCCAATGAGAACTCCGCATTCCTCGCCTCGGCGGATGCCCAGAACGGCATCATCGGAAAACTCTTCTCGTTCAACGTCATGATGCGTTCACAAGCTACGCTCTACACTGCGGATAAAGCTCCGAAGCGGTGGGGCGAAAGCGGTGCCGCCACGGACCTGGCCGCAGCCCTTGCCTGGCACGATCAGTCCGTATGCCGCGCCTTGGGCGAAGTCAAGGCTTTTGAGCAGGAGAAAGCGCCCGACTATTATGGGGATGTCTACTCTTTCCTCGTACGTGCCGGAGGCAGCATCATGCGCGGCGATAATGCAGGTGTAATGGCCCTGGTCGGCACCGCAACCGAGTAAGCCATGAAACCGACGGATTTCAAGCGCACCTATTATCCGACAATCGAGCGGGTCTGCGCCGAAACAGGGTTGAATCCTCTGTTTGTTGCGGCGCAGGCCGCCCTCGAAAGCGGATGGGGCGATCATGCTATCGGAAATAATCTTTTCGGCATTACGGCCGGAGATAAGTGGACCGGAAAGCGGCGAACCGAACGGACCTTCGAATACTTTTCGGATGACCGGCAGAGCGGACGATTCGAGAAGGTTTATTCGATCACCCGGACTTCGGATGGACGCTACCGTTACGAGGTCGATCGCAAGTTCCGCGACTACGACACGCCGGAGGAGGGCATCCGCGACCATGCGAAGGTCCTTTCCGCCAAACGCTACGCAGTAGCCTGGGCGTATCGTAACGACATAACACGTTTCGCTTATGAGATCGCCAAGGCCGGGTACTGTACGGCAGAACCCGCAGCCTACGCGGATTTGATCTCGAAGATTGCACGCATGATCGAACGGGCGTAAACTAACTTTCAAAAACCGATTGAACGATGGACAGCATTTGGATGCAGATACTCGCTTTCGCACTTCCCGGGGGATTCCTCGGCAGCGTTTTCACCTGGATCTTCTCGCGCCGCAAACAGAACAACGATTTTCTCAAAGAGTTGCAGAGTTCGATCAACCTGCTTTCGGGCGAAAACAAGAAGATTCTCGAAGAAAATATCCAACTGCGGCGGGAAAACATCGACCTCAAGGCCAACCAGGAAGAGATGCTCGTACGCATCGACCGGCTGACTAAAGAGGTGGAGCGCCTCCGCAAGACCATCGGAAAACGAAATTCGTATGAAGACAAGACTCTTTTTGCTGCTCTCCATCCTGCTGCTGGCAAGTTGCACTGCGACGAAGAAGCTCCTCTCGACAGGGACACAGAACAGGACGGATACCGTGTCGCACATGCAGCGCGGCGCACAAAACGCCGTAGAGCAAACCGCACGAGCGGCAATGAACTCTCGATCGGAGGAGACCTCTGTGCTGCGGGCGCTGCGGACGGAGGCGATTCCGCTTCGGACAGCAGCGGTGACGGTGACGGAGGAGAGCCTCCGTAATCTGCCGGAGGGGGCGGCCTATGTTGCCCGTGACGGTCGGCTGACGCTCGAAGCCCGGCGTGACGGGGATACCATCCGCATTTCAGCACGCAGCGATTCGCTTGCCCGACGAGTCGAATATTACAAAGCGACCTCGGCCCGGCAGGACCGATATGCAGATTCTCTGAAGGAGAGTCTGGCAGAAACCCGGGAAGCATACGACCGACTCCTCGAAGTCTCCAGGCATCAATCTTCGGAAACAGCAATACAACAAACGCGGTCCCCGGCCTATCGGGGAAGGTGGATGCTTTTCGGAATCGTTATCGGATGTCTCGGCAGCTGGTGGGCTCATAAAACAAACTTATTTGCAAAACTTTTCAAAACAATTTAATTATGTCTAAACGATCTGTAATTCAAACTAACGACGGCTATCTGATGCTGCTCGACGCTGTCTATTTCAACGGCAGACGCATGGGGAACATTTCGGAAGAGGGCCTTGACTGGGGCGGTGAAGACGCCCAGACCGTCGAACTCTGGGCCGCACAGATTCGGACCAGTCCCGTGCTGGATATCGAAACGCGAGCCGCGACGAATGAGATTACCGGAAAGATGATCGAAATGGTTCCCCAGAACTGCGTCGATCTGATGGGCGGCAAAGTCGCGGGTGAGGAGTGGCAAATGCCCGCCAGCTCGATGCGTGTCGAAGGAGATATGCGCATTCTGACCGGTACGGGTAAGACCGTCAAACTCAAGCGCGTTTCGTTGCGTGCCTCGAAGATTCGCGGCGGCTTGGGCGGCGAAAACGTCCTCGGCATCGAATTCGGACTGAAGGTCCTGGCCCCGCTGGACGGCTCTTCGCCCGGTTCGATTCTGCCGACGGAGCCCTTCATCGAGGCCGACCCGACGTCGCTGACCTTCGAACAGGCAGGCGGCAGCCTCCCGGTCGATATCGAAGCATCGGGTCCGTTCTCGGTAGGTGCTGTGCCCGAAGGCTTCTCGGTGGAAGTCATAAACGGACGCGTCACGGTGATCGCCGAAGCCAATTCCACGGAATCGCCCCGCTCCGGACAACTGGAATTCATCCTGGAGTCCGATCCTGAAACAAAAGCTACCGTATCGCTTTCGCAGCCCAATGCCTAAGCCATGAAACGCAATGTAGAACTGGAGGCAGCGGAAGCTCTGCTCGATGTGGGGATTCTGCTGCCTCTTCTCCGATTCCGCCTGCCCGGAGGCCGGGAGCGGGTGCTGCGCGTAACGATGCGGCGCCCCTGCCTGGGAGGGCAGATGCGCATCGTACGCCACTACCTGAAGTTGGGAATCACGGCCCGGGAATGGGATGCTTTCTCCGAAGACGAGGAGCGTGCCTTTTTCGACCGGCATGCCAAACGCCTTTCGCTGATCCTTGCGCTGACGATATGTCGCGGCTATCTGTCCGGACTCCTGCTGGCCCCCGTGGTGGCCTGGTTGATCCGGTGGAAGGTACCCTCCGAGTACCGGATCGAAGCCCAGCGCTGGTTCCGCAGAATGCGGGGCACGCGGGATTTTACGAGTATTATCGAATCGGCCGAGAGTATCGATCCCTTCCGGTACGAAGCGAGCCGCCCCAAAAGAGCAGGAAAGGGGAGTTAAGAACCGTTTACGAGAGTTCCCATAGCCCCTTCGGAATCGTTTGGCAAATTGCCTCCGCAACAGGATGGTCGGTGCATTACATTCTGTGGAAGGTCAATTTCCAGACACTGGCCATGATGCTGGCCGATGCCCCGCATTATCGAAGCGTCCCGGCCGAATGTACGGAAGCCGGGAGTGCAACGGGAAAACCCGATACCGCACAACTCTTTCAATCGAAACTCAACTTGCAATGAAACCCGTCGAGATAGAATTCCTCGTAAAGAACAATACCCGCCAGGGACTCTCCGGAGTTTCCGGCGGGATTGATGCCGTGGACAAGGATGCCGCGCAGGCGCGAGGCCGTATTCAGGCTTTGAAGGATGAAATTGTGCGACTTCAGAAAGTCATAGCCCAGACGCCGGAAATGGATCAGACGGAAAACATCCGCCAGATAGAAGCGTTGCAGCGGCAGCTCCAGGCTTTGCAAGCCGCGACCAAACGCACCGATCTGGTTCCTGCAAGCGCTCCGGCAGCCGTAAGGAGCTATAATAGCCTACATATGGCTATTCAGCAAATAATTCGTGAATCACCGTCGCTGGCAATGGGATTACAGTTGTATTTTCTGGCAGTTTCGAATAATTATCCTATTCTTTGGGATGCAATAGCTCGTACCAGGGCCGAAAATCAGTTATTGGCTGCCAGTGGTGAAAAAACAATTCCTGTATGGCGACAAATACTTTCCTCCGTAGGCTCTTTTCAGACTTTATTGACTGTGGGTATTACTTTGGCAGTTGCGTACGGCAAGGAGATCGGAAACTGGGTGACGAATCTGTTTCGGGGAAAGAAGGCGCTCGACACCGCTCGCATGGCGACTGAACGTTTTCAGAATACGATGCTTGAAGGGGCCCGGAACGCTCAGCAGGAGGTCGTAAAATTGAATCTTCTCTACCGGGCCGCAACGGATAATGCCCGCGCCACAGACGATCGCCGGGAAGCCGTGCGCAAACTCAAAGAGGAGTTTTCGGGTTATTTCAAGAATCTTTCCGACGAGCAAATCATGCTCGGACAAGCGAATGACACTTACAAGGAGCTGATCAAAAACATTTACAAATACGCCAAAGCACAGGCGGCTTTCAAGAGCCTGGTGGATATCGAACAGCAAGAGCTGTTCTTCAATAACATACCGGATATCGAACAATTCCTAAAGGCTAATGACAAATACCTCGAGGCCCAAAAGGATGTTGCTGAAAAACGGAAAACCTACTATGCGAAATCATGGCGTCAACCAGGCTATGATCCCCAAACACGCAAAGATCTCTTACAGGCGAAAGACATTCTGTCAGATGCAGAAGAAAGTGTTTCTTACTGGCAGGAAAGGATTTTTGAAGAGATCAGGAAGAACAAAGGAGGAGAAGAGATTATCGATGAGATAGAGGAGAAATTCGATGGCAACCTCGGGGCATTTCTGCAATTCCTCGCAGAGCAGCGGACGAAATTGGCTGCCGTGGCGGAGCAGGCCCAGTTGCTGGAAAACCCGTCCGGCACGACGACCGATCCCGAACCGACTTCCATCGACCAACTCACAGAACAGTATAAGGCGGCCGTACGTCGCCAACAGCAGAGCCTCGACGACCAGCGGGTCGAGTTGATTGAAAACGAATTCGACCGGGAACGGGAAGCGATCCGCCTCAATTACGAGAAAAACCGTCAGGAATATGAGCGGCAGGAACAACAGACGCTCGCGCTGATTCGCAAACTCCGGGAGTCGGGGGCCGATATCGATTCGAATGCGGAGAAAACCTTTATGGCCGGCACGGCCGCTGCAATAGCCCAAGCTGCGGAAATTCGGGACAGAGAGCTTGCGGATGTCGATAAGAAAGAGGAGGCTTCATACGCCAAGTTGCTGGAGAAGTACGAAACCTACCAGCAGGGGCGTCTGCGAATCGCCCGGAAATACGATCAGGATATTGCCGCTCTTGCCTCAAATCCGGAGGCCCAGCAACTCGCTCGGGAAGCCAAACAAAAAGCGCTCGACGACTTCACGGAACAATTTGCAAGCCAGTTCCCGGAATTCGAAGCCTGGGCCGACCGGGTCGTCACTGCCTCGGTCAAAAAGCTGGAAAGCCTGGTGATCGAAGCTCAGGAAGAGCTGGAGAACCTGCAAAGCGAGACGCCGGATGATGGTAATGCCATCGCCGTTGCGCGGGCCAAACTCCGCAAGGCCGAACAGCAACTGGCGAAAAAACAGAACCAAACGGAACAGGAAACTACCGATACGACTTCCTGGACGGAGCTTCACCGCGTATTGACCGACGTTATCGGCACTTTCAATGAGGTCGGCGATGCCGTCGGGGGAGCCGGAGGAACCATCATCGCCACCGCAGGAGATATCGCCGGCTCTACCCTGCAAATCATCAATGCCGTTCAGGCATACCGGAAAGCTCAAGCCGCATCGAACACGCTCGGCATGGCCTCCGGAATTCTCGGAGGCATATCTGCCGGTATCGGTGCGCTGACCACTATTGTCAATTTGTTCGAGGGCGGTGAAACTTCGATGGAGCGCAACCTTCGTCTGGCCCGCGAGTTCAACGAAGAACTTCGGATCATGAAAGAGCGCAGCCGTATCGACTCCGATGAATTCGACAATATCTTCGGGGATCGGGTGTACGACCGTTACAAGCAAAATATCGATGTAGTGCGCACCTCGCTTGAAGAGCTGGAGAAAGTCCGGGAGAGAATCCTCTCGCGCGGGGAAGAAAAATATCAGTTGCCGGGAGAGTGGCGAGGCGGAGCCGGCACGGGACTTTCGGGGCTGTTCAGGTATGAAAAAACTTGGGAGAACATTGCCGATTCGATCGCCAACATGCAGGTTCAGACACGTCACTCGACCTGGTTCCGCTCGGCAAAATATCAGTCCCTCGGTTCGCTGCTTCCCGAATTATTCACGGATGGCGAAGTCGATATGGACGCGCTCCGGCAATTCGTCGAAGAGGGCGGAGAAACTTTCCAGCACCTGGCACGGGAGAATCAGGAGATGCTCCGCGAAATGGTGGACGACTGGGAAACCTACGAAGAGGCATTGACTGCGGTCCGGGATTATTTGCAGGATATTTTCGGCGATCTGGGCCGTACGCTTACCGATGCTTTGGTGGATGCTTTCGAAAACGGCACCGATGCGGCGGATACTTTTGCCGACAGCGTCGGGCAGGCCCTGCGCTCGCTGGCCAAGGATATGATCTATTCGAGTACGCTCGGTAAGGTATTCGAAGATGCCCAAAAACGCATCGAAGAGGTCATGCAGAGCGACCTTTCCGACGAAGAGCGGTTCGCTCAATGGAGCGAAACGATGAAATCGCTGGTTTCGGATGCCATGGAGCAACAGGACGATTTCAATCGTCTGTGGGAAGAGTTCCGCCGCATTGCAGAAGAGAACGGACTTTCAATCGACGAGGAAGCCGGCACTTCGCAGCAGAGCGGTAAGGCAGGAGCCATTCAGACCGTAACGCAGGATTCGTTCTCCCGCGTCGAAGGACTGGTCACATCGGTACAGATCCATTCCGCGAAGATCGACGAAAACATCGAAGGTATTGTCCCGGTTCTCAAAGGGTCACTCGAAGCGATGAATGCCATCCGGGAAAATACCGAACCGATACCCCAAATCTATGAACTGTTGCAAACCATAAAACGCGACGGATTAAAAGCGATCTGATTATGGCTGAAATACTCGAAGGACTGTTGCTGATCAACCAAACGGATGTATATGCCCGTTTCGGGGCTTTCCTCGCGGAAACCGCTGAAGACAGACACGACAACTACGATTCGCTGCTTGCACCTCCGGCTCTCAAGCAGCAGGCGGAGGTTTCCATTCAGGAGGAGGACGGTGTCCGTATGCCCGATATACTGACGCAGACTTATGAAGCCCGCGATATCACGCTGCGATTCGCCATCGTCGCCTCGAACGATGTTTCGTTCTTCACGCGCTACGCCTCGTTCGTGAAATTTCTCAAGGAGGGCGACGACGGGTGGCTGGCGCTCCATCTGACGGACGTAGGGCTGAAATTCCGGGTTTATATGACCGGATTTTCGGATTATTCACAACTGGCGCCATTCGGAAAGGGAGAGGTCGCAGCGACCTTCTCGGTGAAATTCCGGGAGCCGAAGCCGACATTCGAACTCGCTGCGTCGATCTAAAGGTCACGTTCAAATCTTCAAAAAATGGAACTCAAAATATATTCGAAAGAAGGGAATCTGAAGCTGACGGCCTCTCCCGATAGTAACAGTGCTGCAACCTGCGGCATACAGGAGGAGAGTGTCCTCTCGCTCTCCTTCACGGCCTTCGAATGCGTCACGCTCGAAGTTTACGATTATGCGGACTTCCTCGGACGGCGTTATTGGATTCTCGAACGTTATCAGCCGAAGATGAACTGCGACAGCGAATGGAGCTACTCGGTGCAACTGTCGGGGGTCGAAGGACTCACCACGCAGGTCCTGATGGTCAATCCGGATGATGACGACAATCCGATTCTGACACTCACGGCACCGGCACGCGAACATGCGGCGCTGATTATCGCTAACATGAACCGCAAAATGGGGACGACCGAATGGAAAGTCGGAGAAGTGGTCGTATCGGAGTACATCGATATCGAATATACGGGAAAGTACGCCTCCGATGCTCTTTCGGAACTGTCGTCTGCCGCCGGGACGGAGTGGTGGTTCGACGGGATGACGCTCAACATATCCCGCTGTGAGTTCGGCGAGCCTGTCCCGTTGTCTTACGGCAACGGATTGACCGGAGGAATCGAACGGAGCATGGCCGATGGCGTGAAATTTTTCACTCGGCTCTTCCCGGTAGGCTCCTCCCGCAACATCGATCCGGATCGGTACGGATATGCCCGGCTGCAACTGCCCGACGGGGCGAAGTACGTCGAACAGGATACCCACCTCGGTATCATCGAATATTTCGAGCAGGAAGCGTTCGATGCGATATATCCGCGCCGGATCGGTACGGTCGGTTCCGTACGGTCCGAAGAGCGCACAAGCGATGACGGCTCGCCGTTTACGGTCTGGTATTTCACCGATCCCGACATTCCGTTCGATCCCAATCAATACGAAATAGGCGGCCTCGTCAAACGGGTGACCTTTCAGACCGGAGAGCTTCGCGGACGGGAGTTCGAAGTGAATTACGACTCGGAAAAGAAGGAATTCGAGATCATCACCCAATGGCCCTACGACAACGATATGCAGTTGCCGTCGGAACCGTTGGTCCCGGCTCCCGGGAACGAATACGTGCTCTGGAATATCAGTATGCCGGACAGTTATTATCCTGCGGCCGAACAGGAATTCAAAACTGCGGTAGATACCTTTATGGCCGACAGCCGTAAAGATATATCCGTGTTCCAGGCATCGACGGATTTTACGGTTGTCGATAAAAGAAACCTCGATTTGAAGCCAGGGCAACGGATTCGGCTCGGAAGCGACAAGTTTTTTCCCGATACCGGATATCGCGATATCCGTATCGTCGCGATCAGTCGCTCCGTCGTTCAGCCCGGAAGCATGACTCTTAAAATGAGCGATGTCCTCTCCACAGGCCGTATTTCCCGCATCGAAAATCAGATTTCGGAAGTGACGCAGATAACCCGGCAGGTTTCATCGGAATTTCCTGACATCATTAAATCGTGGGAGGAAACACCGGCGAGCGACACGACGCTCTATTCGTCGCGTAAGAGCGAACGGGAATTTCTGAACAAGCGCCGGGGAGGTACGGTCGAAGGAATCACCCGATTCCTTAAGCGGCAGCAACTCGACGAGGGATTCCGGACAAGCGACTTCGCCAGCGGCATCACCGGCTTCGGTGCACAGATCGACGGACGAGGCGCCGGCGAGCTGGAGAGCCTCTTCATCCGTCGTTTTCTGGAGGTTCCGGAGCTTCGGTACAACCGTGTGGGCATCAGCGTCGGGGACGACTGGAGCGCTCCGGGCGCCGGGGTGATCGAGAGCGTGGACAAGGAGCAGAAGCTCGTAACGCTCAAACTCGAAGAGGGAGAGATCGGCGCCGTAGCTGTCGGGGATATCTGCATGGGTATCTTCCACGACTTCGACCCGTCGAACAATGCGACGGCAGATTCCGACGACGGCCGGGGCAACTTCTCTTTCGCAGGCTTCGCAACGGTCTATTTCCGTATCACGGAGGTCCTGGGCGACCGCAACGAGCGGTTCCGCTACGAGCTGCGCCCCCTGTCGGCCACCTTTACCAAGCAGATCGATCCGATGGAATCGATGACCTTCGTAGCCTACGGCTCGTTCACGAATACCGCCCGGCGGAGCTCGCGCTACTCGACGCGCACCTACCAGCGTTATCTCCGCAATGTCAGCGACTGGGAGTTCACGGCCGAGAATATCGCCGCGCAGTTCGGTGACCTTACGAACCTCTCCGTCTTCGGGATCCAGATGTCGGGCTATTCGGCCTATCTGGATAATATCTACCTGCAAGGTATGATCAGCAGCCTGGACAAGAAGGCGCTGCTGGACACCCGGAGCAAGCTGTTCCGGCTGGTCGGCGACAACGGCGTCGGCGTGGCCTTCACCCCGGAGGCAGGCTGGAAGCAAGGCAAGCTCTACGACCCCGCAACGGGACAGTTCCAGAAGGAGTTCGACATCGAACAGATCGATCAGACGGCCACCGAAGCCCAGGCCACTGCCAATTCCGCCGATCGCAAAGCTCAGCAGGCTAAGGATTACATCGATAACACGCTGCCCGACGAATTGTCCGAGATCAACAAACGGCTGGACGGTGTCGTGGAAAACTGGTTTTATCCCTATACCCCCTCGCTTTACAATGAACCGGCCCAAACATGGATAGCGGACGGCGAGCAGGAAAACCATATCGGCGACACGTTCACCAATACGCTGCCCGCGAATTTCGACCCGACGGACGCAGGCTGTTGGGAGCAGGGCAGCATCGGTGCATCCTATATCGACGGCATTAAGACCTGGGATCAAATCAAAATCGCCGACAGCACCCGCATCCGGCTCAAAACTCCGGTCGGAGGAATACCCAAAGGCGCCGTATTGTCGGTGGGCGAAGGCTATACGATGGGTTACAATCCGATAGCGTCATCCGGAGCGGTTATAGCAAGTTACGTATGGAGCCAGAGCTATACCGTCGGAAGCGACAATCCCTACATAGCTTTTGTCATCCGCAAAACCGATAATGCCAAAATCACTCCGGCGGAATACCCGCAGATTCACTTCACCATATCGAGCGACAAGACGACGAACCCCGATGCGGGCAAATCGTGGCGGTGGGTAAAAGAAGAGGACGGAACCTATAAATGGACACTGATCGCCGACAGCGATGCGGTAAAGGCCCTGCAAGAGGCGGCGCGGGCGCAGGACACGGCCGATGCCAAATGTCGTGTATTCGTCGTAACACCGACTACACCCTACGATGTGGGTGACATCTGGACGCAGGGCGAAGGTGGCGACATCATGCGCTGTATCGAATCCCGTGCAACGGGTAATTTCGAGAGCTCGGATTGGGACAAAGCATCTAAATACACCGATGATACGGCAGCCAACGAAGCCAAAGACGAGATTGCTAATCTTCAGTTCGGCGCCCGCAACTATATAGCCCGACAATTCCTCTATGCGTGGAACAGCGCCAAAGAGGGTGTTTCGGATGTGGTGACGACCGGTACGGACACGGATGGAGCATACATGAGGATCGATGCCAATAAAGCGAGCAATGCAGGCGTGGCCACGCCTTTGGCCGATGGTATTACATCCTTTGAAGATTGCTTCGGGGGTAAGATCGTCTACAAGGCCGGTATGTCCTATGTCTTCAAGGCCCGTATCAAGCAGCCCAACAGCAAGCAGGGAGTTATGTTTTGCGCGGTCTATGACGATAACACCTTTCAATTTATGGCCACGCCGCCTTCGCCGACTGCATCCGAACTGTATGAAGCGGTCTATACGACCAAAGCGGGCAAGTCCTTGCAGAAAATAGTCCTCTATGTCGTCACCTGGAACCCGATCTACCTGTACGATATTCAGCTTACGGAAGGCAACAAGGCCCCCACAGGATATATCACGGCCGAAGAAGATGTGCAGGCGCAGATTGAGCAGGTGAAGCTGGATGTGGACTACATCGCCTCGGATTCAAGCCTGACGCCATCCGACAAACAGCAGGTGGCCAACGAATGGGTGCGCATTCAGGGTGAATACTGGAGTATAATGGCCAGGGCCGACCAATATGGCGTGGACATGGGGTCTTTCCCTGCCTATTTTAAGAGACTCGAAGATTACCTTGCGCCCCTGCTGGCCGATATGAGTACGACATCCGAGATAACCGGCACAGAGTTCAGAGACGTATTTGCCGATTATTATCAATTGAGCGGCAACATGTCGGACTTGATCGACGAAGCGATAGACGAATCCATCAAATCGACAGAGTACCTCAAGCAGGCTATGGAAGACGGAAGTACCGAAGTGAAAGGCGGTCTGGTGATGACCAACGTAATGTTGATGAAAAACATGCAAGGCGAGGTGACGGCCGGCGTGAGCGGCTTGCAGGAAGACGATGTGCCCTTCTGGTCGGGAGCCGACTATACAAACCGGAAAAAAGCCGTGTTCAGAGTGCACGCCGACGGGGAAGTACACGCAACCAAAGGAACCGTCGGAATCCTGCAGGTCAAAAGCGATTCCGTAGAGGTGAGCGATGCAGCCGCAAGCAGAGATAAAATCATACTCACCCCATACAGAATTACGTCCGTATCGCAGGTCCTGGGTGCTTCGAGTGTCCCGGGTGTCGTAGAAACGAAAGAAGTGAGCGCACTGGCTATGGGACAAAGCAATCCTTTTATCCGAAATGTTTACGAATCAAGTCCGCCGTTTACCTGTGGACAGGGAGTACAGATGTCGGCCCGGATTACAGGCCGCATCACAGGCAATGCCGAAGGAGGCGGCGGGGGCGTAAAGATCGAGGTGGTAAACGCTTTGACGGGGAAAGCCGATCCCCTGTACCGAAACAGCACGGCTGAAGCCCAAAACACGAATTTGAATATCGACGAGACGATTTCATATCTTTTCACTGGAGCAGCCCAGAAGTACTACATCCGGATTACGGTCGAAGCATCGGCAGCCGGAAAACTTACGGCCTCTGCAACGATGAATGCCGCCCAATTCAACTTCGTGAAAGACATCCGCAAGAACCTGATCGCTCCCAACGGAGTAGCCGTTGTGAAAGGATCGAGCAACTATGCGGTATTCACGGGAGATATTTTCGAAGTCCTGATCGGAAAAGCCGGATTACGTATTCGAAACGGGTATGTCTATAAGAGAGATACCGACCATACGACCTGGACAAAGATTTGAGAACCGCCATTGGAGACAGTCGTAAATTAATTGAAGAATTTTTAATGGCTGCGATGGACCATGTATGGAATACGTCGGTTGTCGGCAGAAAAGTGAAAGACGAAGTAGACGGTCAGCATCGAATCTGACAAATAAAGTCCTTCGGGGGAGGACACAAAAAATCCCCCGGTTTGTTAGCAGTCATCTCACCTACATACCAACAAATGCACGATTACTCGCAGCGACCGGGGGATAAAACCTCCTGCTGCGAGTAATTTTTTGTGTCGTTTCCTGTACAGGGGACGGCTGGTATGTAGATGAGATACGCAAAGATACTAATTTTAATAAAATAATCCCTATGTTTACAATCAGGGTAAGCCGCGATGATAGCGGATAAATGAAAAAGCTATCGAGATTTTGGTTAGATTAAAGCTGCAAAACCTTTACTAACTAAAACGACGATAGCCATGAGAGAGCAAAGAAACAAAATTAGTTTCAGAGGACAAAAGATTTATGTAGGAATCGACGTCCATTTGAAGAGTTGGTCGGTTACGGTCTTGTCCGAAACCTCCGTATTGAAGAAGTTTAGCCAGCATCCGAGCCCAGAAGCGTTGTACGGATTTTTAACTCGGAGTTATCCGGGCGCCGAGTATCACTCGGTGTACGAAGCGGGCTTCTGCGGATTTTGGATACACGAGCGTCTGACGGCCTTAGGGATCGACAACATCGTGGTCAATCCGGCCGACGTGCCGACCAAGAGCAGCGAAAAGCTGCGTAAGACCGACACCGTGGACAGCGGTAAGCTGGCGCGGAGTTTAAGAGCCAACGAGCTGAAAGGCATTTATACGCCGGACAGCGTATCGTTGGAGATGCGTTCCTTGATAAGATTGAAGAACTCGATAACCAAAGACACGACCCGTCAGAAGAATCGGCTCAAGTCTCAACTTCGGTATTTAGGCATCGAGATTCCGCAGGAGTTTCTCACTCCGTTTTCCAACTGGTCGAAGCGCTTTTTCGCCTGGTTGAAGGAGATAGAGACGCTCACCCCGAGCGGCCGTCAGGCCCTCGACATTCATATCCGGCATCTGGAAGAGTTACGCCGTCAGAAACTGGAGATGACACGGGCTTTACGGACATTGGCCAAGACGGATCGATTCCGCGAACCGCTGCGGTTGATTATGAGCGTTCCGGGGTTCGGGCAGGCTACGGGAATGGCGTTCCTCTCCGAGATATGCGACATAACCCGCTTCCGCAATGCCGAACAACTGGCTGCCTATATCGGAATGATCCCGATGTGCCACTCCAGCGGAGAGAAAGATGGGACGGGGGATATTACCATACGAAAACACGCCGTTATGCGCTGTAACCTGATAGAAGCGGCATGGGTGGCGGTACGTCAAGACCCTGCGATGAACCTGTTCTATACGGAACAATGCAAACGGATGCCCAAGAGCAAAGCTATCGTAAAGGTCGCCCGCAAACTGGTAAACCGTCTATTCTTTGTGCTGAAACATCAGACCGAATATGTCAATAGTATCGTGTCATAGAGAAACCCTTCCGGTAAACGGATTTTCCCAGAGAGAATACTACATAGTTGTTGCGGCGTTAACGTCCGCTTAAAATAATCTGCTCCTCTGGCCTTTGTAAACTAATAAGGGATATGCGGCAGAGAGCTGACCGCTAAGGAAAATCTGTTTATCGAAGGATTTTTTCGGGTTCTGAAATCTCGGCTTTCGAGAGAGCCAAAGGTGTTAAGCACGATGTGCCTCCGCACCGGCTCGATCAAAGGCCGGCGGAGGCTCTCGTGCCTTGACCTTTGGCCGAGAAGTTCACCAAGAAATGCAATACGCTGTAAATAAGATAAAAACAAATTTAACCGAAAACTTTGATCCAATTTTATTTGGATTGTAACAGGAAAACAACTATGGGGGCGGAATGCCCCTATGCTTTTATAAACGGATAAAGAAAATGACAGAAATAACGAGAAAGCAGATATCTGGTCTGCGGGTAAAGATGTATTAACGGCTATGGGAGAGGAACATAGAATCAACGAGATAAAAGGTGTCATCATCAGCCGTGCCCTGCTCAAGGAATACGGGTATGATGGCGATATGCCCACCGACAAACAGATGCAGGTCATCGGCAACGGGTTACTTGAATACTGGGGCGTAAGCGACGGTTTCAAGGAAGCCCTCGCCAGTACAATGGAGAACATGTTCGGTGTAAAAGCAAAAGATTAGGTCTATGGAAACGAAAGAACTTACTACCCACCAGCGTGGTGTTATTCTACGCGGCATCTGCGGCGGGGCTGCATTGAAAGACAAGTCGCCGCAAATATCTGAAAACAATACCGTCATAACCTGCGCCGGAGGGTTGGAGATTTGGGACATCTGCTGCATCAGCAGTGATGCCGAAGCCTTCGGCCTGAAACCGTCCTTCGGTTATGACGGGCACACGAGAATCACTTTCACCCCCAAAGAATAAGCGGAATGAAATCATATTACTACTTGGACTACCTGCACCGTGAAATCTTCCTTGAAGAGGAGGATATTCAGACCGTTCCGGAATCAGGCAGGGCGGACGATGCCTGTTCCGCCATTGCCGAAAAGCCGTATGTCGTGGAGCAGTTCATGGCGGACTCTTTCCGGACACTCAAAGATGTGGCCAGCCGCCTGTGCGATTCCCCTGATATTAAAAGCCGCCACGATGCGCTGATGTATATCGTGTGGAGGGTGGCACTGGACATCAAGGAGTGGCGGACTCTGAGCCATAGCGAAGCCGCCGTCAAGGTAACCCGTGAGGACGGTTTCGTGTGGCTGCTTGTATCGGCGGAAAATGCCCGGAAGCTATGGGAGGCAGACGTATTCTCCCTGTACAGGCTTTATGCCGATGATTCGGAATCCCTGATCGAAAGCGAGGCGGAGCTGGAATCGACCATCAAGGGCGGATACCAGATAGGTATCGAGGTGGGGTTCGCCTCTGTAATGGACCATGCCGCCCGGATGAAGCAACAATAAAAATCGGAAACAATCAAATAACGAAATCAAGAAGAAAGGTATGGAAACAACATTATTGACAAAGGAAAATGCCCATCGTGTGACCATGGTGCGGCGTGTGGATGCCCCGGAAAGCGAACCGGTAGCGTTTCTTTTCAGGGGAAAGAGACACGGGTATTGCAGCTATTCCCATCTTGTAGGGAATCCGGGCAAGGAAGAAATCCTCGCCCCGGCGGACTTCAAGGACTGGGAAGTTGTGGAAGTGGCGCACCCGGGCTATCTGGAAGAATATTTCAAGCAGGCGTGCAGCTCCTACAACCTCACCTCCTTCTCACCCGACGAGCGGGGTGAGTCAGACATCGCCTCGCACGAAAAGGAACTGCACGAGGATTTGCAGTCGATGCCCGAGCAGCAGCGGGAACGTTACATGGAAAACTACAAACGCTATTTCTCTGCCATGATCGCCGCCAACAGCCGTTGTGCCAGCGCGATGATTACGGGACCTGCACGCTTCAACACGGGCCGCAACGAAAAGGCCTGCAACAGCCACGCCAAGAGCGTCACGGCGTTCCGGGAATGGCGAGAACGTGCACTCGAAGCGATTCGCAAGGCTACCGAAGCGGCCAAGCCCGAAGAACAGCGTCTCGAGGAGGAGTGGCAGAAGGTCAAAGCCTTTATCGACGATGCCGCCTCGACCATTCACGGTATCGATACGGGTACGGCACGAGGCTATAGCCGGGCTCTCTTCGTCAGCAACCTCGCCGGGCGACTCTCCACCTATGTCAACCATGGCAACGTGGAAATCATCGACCGTGCCGTCGCTCGTCTGCGAGAGTGGAACGACAAAGTCAAGAAACCTGTCGTCACGGCACGCCATTCAATCTTCAAGTATCCCGAACTCGTCCGCAAGGTGCGGGAAAAGCAGCAGGAACGGGCAAGCCGTGAAAATCGTGAGATTCCGTTCGATGGCGGCAAGGTGGTCTACAACTTCGAAGAAGACCGCCTGCAAATCCTCTTCGACAAAATACCCGATACCGATATGCGTACGACCTTGAAGCGTAACGCTTTCAAGTGGGCGCCACGCAACCAGGCATGGCAGCGCCAGCTCACCCGCAATGCCGAATATGCCGCCGGTCAGGTGTTGAAAATAACCATTTAATCCAGTGCCCATGAGATACATCATCGATTCACGTTATTTCGACGGGACATGCCTCACGTCGATGTCGGATGACATGCACAGCGACTACGGCGGCGAGACGCTGGAAGCACTGCGCGAAAGGGAGAAGAACCCGTACCTGGTCGCTGTATCACCGGTACGCATGACACTGCTTGTGAAGCGTTATACCCGGGCACTTTGCAAGCCCTTCCATGAAATTACGGAGGAACGTTATTACGAACTGCTGGAATGCCTGCCTCCGGCCCGCATGCAGAGCGACTGGTTCTTTGTCGGGGAACCGTATTACCGAAACCTGTACGCGCTCTGTTTCGAGTCGGACGGCAGGTATTTCCGGGCGGAACGTCCCGTACGTCTTTCCAATGTGGAAATCTACCGCCAGATTCGGGAACACATGGAGAAAGTAAACCTGCATCCCGCCATCGTCAAGAAGGCTTCCTTTGTCAAATATGTCAATTGGTACAAAAAGACGGTCACCTACATACCGTACTATTTCGAGTATGGAGGTAAAATATATTTCCTGAAGAACCTCGCCACTCGGACGGGATCCGAATTTGGCGACCGCCGGGAACGGAACGAGATGGCGGCATTGCTGAGGAACCTGCGCGGAAACCGCTACGAATACTGTACTTTCTACTCCCAAAAGAAGGACATCTTCGAGTTTTTTGACTGGCTACGGAAGAACAAATACACGCTGGAAATCCAGGGCGACTTGTTCGACTTTGCGGATGACCGCTCCCACGTGGACTTTCACGGCAATGTATGCGAGTATTCGGCTGTGTTCCATTACCGCATCTATTCACGCAAGCTTTTTGGCCATATCATTAACCAGCTACGCACCGTGAAACGGTATCACGCGTGGCATAAAAGGAGGGAAATACGATGAAAATCTCAAATGAACCTACCCCATACCTCCTGCTCAAGGCAGGAACTGACAGTGCATGGGATTGCTGCGACTTTGCAATCGTGTACCTGTCAAAAGAGTGGAGACAGACACAGTCCGGCAGGCTGGAAGCCGTCAAGCCATTCAAGGATGACATCAGTTTCCAGTCTTTGAACTTTTATGACATATCGGTTGGTTTTTACCAGCCGGACGAGGACGGGATACTGGGCAGCGAGGACTTGCCGGAAGACAATAACTGGTGCTTCGTGGAACTGACCGAAACGGAACTGGAAAGGTTGGTTCCGCCGGACAATGTGCTGGTCAGCCATATCTTGGCGGTATTTGCAAACGGGGAAGCCAGATACCGGGCGTACGGCAAACATACCGACGAGCGATTCTGGACTGAAAAATTCCCTTTGCAACAGATTTTGGATATACTGGCGAGTCATGAATCTTAAAATTTCAAAGCAACTATGACAGAAATCATCAAAACGGACGGAACACGCCAACCCGTGCAGCCAGCCAATGGCTCAGACTTCACGCTGGAGGAGATGCAGGCGATTGTCGGCGGCTACATCGAACTGGTGGAACTGGACGGGAACACGACAATGGTCGTCAACGAGGAAGGCAAATTTATCCCTCTGTCCCTCAATCTTGAAGCGAGCAGGATATTCCGTGCTCATCACCCGGCGTCGAAAGACTTCATCGTTGGGGACGTACTTGTGTGCAATAACAATCAAATCAGATAAAATTATGGATAAAGAGAAAGCAAAAGCGCTCAGCAAGACCCTCGCATGCTACAAAGAATTACAAGAGAATAACAGTGTAAACCTGATCGAGTTCCATACCGCTGACGGGCAGAAACACGGTATCGGCAACCCGGAAGCCATCAAGCTGTTGCTTTCGGTGGCCGTCATCGAACTGGAACGCCAGCTCCGGACCGCACAGTTCGGTGATATTCCGGAAAGCCTGGAGAACAGCCGCGAGTACAAGGCGGCCAAACAGCTGGAATACGCCATGAACGATTTGGGATTCAAGTCCGAACGTTTCGCCCAGGCTCTTCCTTATTTCCACAAGACACTGGAACAGACATTCTTCAGAACGGTAAAGGCTTCCATTACCGCTATGGCAGGGCGTGATTCACGCTGCATTGACGACCGCAACCGTGCTTCATACGAGATGTGTCAAATGCTGGCCTCCATGCTGGAAGATACCCGTCTGCCCTTTATCTAAATGCCATGTTCATAGACGAGAGGACACAAAACCGCCTCCATGCCGTGCCGGGAGAGAGTATCTCCCACGGCACGATGCGCACGCAGGACCTGATTCCGGCGTTCTTGGACGTTATCCGTGACACACCGGAGTACGTGCAGGTGATGAATGCCATCCCCGCCCATGCCATGGAGGACAAAGAAGCAGACTGGTGGAACAGCGATGACGCGGCGGGATTGCTGGAATCGCTGTTCGACACGCTCGATAGTTACTCACCGGAGGGGTACTATTTCGGTGCTCATCTCGGTGACGGGTCCGATTACGGATTTTGGAAAATGGACAAGTGAATGTCGGAACATGGTACGGATTACAAAAGACAAGCGGCATGACATTCTCAAAGACGGGATTCGTATCGGGCAAATCTATCTTGCCCGTGCCGAAAGCAGGAAATTAAGATACTGGGCAATCTCTTGCATGAGTGGAATCGGCTTCAACACTTTCAATGAAGCCCGCAGTTATGCCAAGGATTTCCTTTAATAAAAGAATCGCATGAAAAATTGGATACAACAGATGCTTTTGTGGCGTAAAAAGACGGACAAGGGCAGAATGACACTCGGAAAGGTGCAGAAAGAGTATCGCGAGAATGACGTATGCATGGGAGAACTCCTTGATGCCCTTCCCGCCGACGGCCTTTCCATAGAGGAAGCTTTCGAGCTGGCTATCACCGCCAAGAAGTGGGCGGACGGAGACCGTTTCTACCGGAGTATCAACGATGGAGAACCGGAAGAATTGTAAGGTAAATAACAATAAACAATAATGACAAATGAGCAGATATGATTTTATAAGATTCGGCGGCTTTGTCAACTGGGCGGACGAGGACACGGACACGTTCCGGAAAATGAAAGTCTGCCTGCCGGTAAAGGAGCCTGTCGAAGATGACACGAAAATAGGACTGATTTCCACGGACGAGGACAATCCGGAAGAAATCGCGGTTTCCTATTCCGTCAGGGCAGCCGAACTCATCCCTTGGACGGACTCATTCCAGGAAGGATACTGGAAAGCCCTGATAGTGGCAGAGGCAAACGGAGCAGGCACGGACGTATTGCTGCCCATGCTCAAAGATGCCGGACTATGCCTGATGGAATGTGTCTTCCTGATGCTCCGGAGCGATGCCTGCAAACTGTTTCCGGTCCTGTGCCGGCTGTTCCCGGAAGTGGAGGAAATGTTTGAGATTATCACATGGAATGACAGGGAATATTTTGTCAGGGAACTGACGCTGTTCCGTGGAACGGGCGGGGAATACAAAACCCTGGTCTCTGTAACGGGTCTGCAAGACGTGCTGGTCGGCAAAGACGGCGCACCCATATCGGACGAGGCGGAGGCCGTGGACCGGAAAATCTGCTATTACTTCACGGACGAGGAGTTCCTGCTGCCGGAAGAGCGGCTTGTGGCCCTTGCGGAGGATGCGTGAGAAATCATAATGTATGTACAAAGACCAGAAAATGAATAAAAGAATGAACAAACAGCAAACCACTCCCGTTACCGACACTTTTAAGGGGATGCTACTTATGTCAATGGGTGTCCCTGTAGGAAACATCCGTCCCTACCGTTTGAAGTCGGCACCTTCCTGCCTCGGCGGTTTCGAGCGCATGAGCGTAGCGGCAGCACGAGCCTCGGGAATGGATATCCCGGAGACGGAGAAAGAGAACGATGAAGTTTACATATGCCGCTTGGGACCCGCCGTCTTCCATAAATGGATGCCTGTCTGGATGTTCGAAACCGCTTTCGAACCGGTTCCCGAGCAGAGACGCGGTGACCGCATCCGAACACTTACGGAAGAGATGAACAACCATCACGTGGCGGAGAAAGCCCTGAATGAAAAATGTTACGCCCTGTCCGTGAAGCTGCTTTCCGAGTGTGGCGGCAGCCTTGATGACAACGGTGAACAATCCTCGACCTATCTCCATGTTGTGGACCGTGACCCCGTGGAACTGGTCATCACGAACGCGTCGCTCCGGAAAGACGGGAAAATCTTCATCATGGGTTACAGTTACTACACGGGCGAGGAGTACGAGCAGGAATGTGACGTAGAATCCGGCATGGACATACTGAATTTTATCCTTTCCCAAAAAAGTTTTGAGTGCCATGAATGAAGACAAGATATTGCAAATGTTCTTCGACATAGGCCGGTGGACGAAGGCCATTGAGAAAGGCGTGCTGAAAGACATTAGGAAAGACCAACTTATTCGGCTGACCGACGAGCATACCCGTATGGCGATGGCCTATGCCATGCGCCGGGGAAAGTACGAGATTTCCCCTCCCCACACGGCGCAGATACCCAAGGACAACGGTGAGTTCCGCACAGTGTACGTAAACGAGCCGATGGACCGCGTAGTACTGGGTATCGCCAACGACCTGCTCTTCGAGTTGATGCCGGAGATGCTGCACTCTTCGTGCAAGTCCTACCAGACCGGTATAGGGTGCGGCAAGGTAGTTACGGAAGTCAGCCACCGGATGACAGAAACCGGCAATAGCGGCTGTCTGGGCTGGAAGTCCGACCTTTCCAAATACTTCGACAGTGTTCCGATACGGTTCATCGACGAGGCGTTCGACAAGGTGGAGGCCAAACACGGCCAGTCTGCCCTGATAGACGTACTTAGGAAATATTACCACTCGGACCTCTATTTCGATGAAGATAACCGGTTGCAAAGCAAGTATCAATCCTTGAAACAGGGTTGTGCTGTGGCTAGCTGGCTGGCGGATGTACTGCTCTACGACCTAGACAGGGAACTGTCACAAATGAACGGCTACTACGTCCGGTATTCCGACGATATGCTTTTTATCGGCAAGGATTATGAAAAAGCGATGGACACACTCCAAAAACGCCTGGAAGATAAATCCATGAAGCTAAATCCCAAGAAAGTGGAATACCTGGCAGCCGATGTCTGGTTCAAGTTCTTAGGATTCAGTATCAAGGGCGGCATGGTCTCGCTCTCGTCATCACGCATCAAGACCTTCCAGCACGAGATCGAGCGGCGGACAATCCGCTGCCGGGACACGACACTGGCAAAAGCCGTGGACGCCGTGAACCGTTACCTGTACAAGGGCGAGTTCAGCTGGGCGATACAGGTATTGCCGGTCTGTAATGTGAAGAGTGACCTCAACGAGCTGAACAAGTTCGTGATGGACTGCTTTAGAGCCGTTCAGACGGGCAGGTGCAAGATCGGCGGTCTGGGATATGTCCGAACCAAACCGGATGGCTGCATCGTCCGGGGACGGGGACGCAACGTGAAGGCCAACCGCGATAAAACAGACCGGGACATACCGGGTTACCTGACTGTCGGCTGCATGCGTAACGCCCTTCTGACCAGCCGGGCGGTGTACAACACGCTGGTGGCATCGCTATAAGTTACGCCGGGCACACGGCAGAACGGGTGGACGGGCAGGCTATTCAACGTTACAGGCTTATAACCAGAATCCATATCGAGATTAACCGGTCTAACACCCGGTTAATCCCATCTCGATTCTGGCTGCGCCTGTAATGTATCGGGAAATTAAAGTCATGTGCCGTCTGTCCCGTACCCGTTACCGGAGCACACCGGGAAAGTTCAAGGAATAGGTTTGGGCATCCCGCGTACCAACGTCTTCTTTCCGAGTCTGAAGGCGGCTGACCGTCGCCTTCGGACTCCGCAGAAGACCCATACGCGGGATACATCGGAAGCATAAAGCCATGTGCCGGTATTATGAGAACTTTCAGTCTTTTCCAGCACGGGAACGTGCGGTTCGGGGGAATGGATTCAGCCTGCTGTCCCCGATAAGCCCGTCTCGCGCCGTCGTATCCCTAACGTTATACGACGGCGCCATTCCGGCTTCCGCCACAGCAGACATCGGACCTGTAAAGGAACGTGCCGGCATTCCGGGAACCGCAAAAAGAACAGCACAGGGCAAAGGGGGCAAGGCCGGGATTTCAACAGAGCCGCAATTCACACGGCTGGAGCCTGTGTTATCTCCTGCTAACACGACAGATGACACAGGTTCCAGCTGTACTCGCGGCCCGTATCAGGTTTTTAAAGGGATGTGCCGTCCGGATGAGTCCCCTGAACAGAAGGTAGCGCGACCGCATATGCACGAGGGACCCAAATTCAAGATACAGTATTCAAGCTTGGTCCTGAGCCAGGCAACTACCTGGTTCAGGACCGAAGTCCTACTGTATTTATCAGGACTATAAAGATACGCGCCAGGGGTTTGAGTGCCATTAATTGTAAACAGGTGAGAAAATGGAAGATATTTACCGAGAAACCGTCACCGCCATAGAGAACGGCGCAAATTTCCGGATTGATTTCCAGTCCAGAAGTTTAAAAGTAAACGGGAGACACATGATACGGAACGGCAGGTATGATGGCGCTCCGTGGTTGCCGGAGTACGGCTGCGGGGATTTTTTCACGGATGTGGAGGAGCTGTACCGCCGCTATAAACATTCGATACCATCGGAGCGCAGCCAGAGCAAGTCCCGCCGGTATTTCATGGCATTGCCCGAAAGTGACCTCGAGGACGGGGACATGCTGTACGGGCAACACCGGGATACCGCGCAATTCGAGCTGGAATTCTATATCCTCTGCCGGATTATAGGCGGGTTCACATGGAATCCCGAAACGATGGGCAAATGGTTCTGGCAAAGCGAAAAAGACAAGGACCTGGTGATACTCAGAAAATGGGTGGAACCCGGAAGTAATCAATTATTAACAAATTCACAATGAGTAGAAAGAAACAAGAAACAAAAGTCCTGTGCCCCGGATGCGGCACGGAATTCGCCATCGCGGACAAGGAATTTGCCGCCACGGGCACCGTTATCGGCAAGAATTCGGATTTGGGCACCGTCTATCCGGTGGTGGCCGGCCATAATTCTCCTGCCGGACTTCCCAAAGGGGCGCGGGAGCGTATCGAGGCACTCCGCGGTGCCGGTGTGGACGTGAGCTGCCTGTTCGCCATGCAGGGAGCCGAGGGCGGCGAGTATATCGCCTCCAACAAAGACGGGAAACTTACCATCCTGGATGACAACGACCCGATATTCGGCAGCATCATGGCACAGGGTACCGTTCCCAACAACCGACTCTTCCGCCGGTGGGTCATGGCACAAATGTTCCATATGATGTCATACACGCATTACCGTGAAAAAGAGCCGGCAGGGGTGACCGAGATGATTCACCGGAAAGGCTATGATTACCAGTGGAAAATGCTCTTGAACGAGCTGCACGCCCAGATGAAGATGGAACACAAGGACATCACGGGTTTTGCCGAGAGAAACCGCTGGTTCAACCGTGATGTGGTTTTGGCCATCGCGAGCGACTATGTCAACGCGCTGAAAAAACACGTGGGCAACCTGGAAACAAGAAAATGCAAGGGAGTTCCCTACAAGCGTATACACGGCCGTAATATTTTCGTGGAGGACCTGCAATCCAAACTGTACTACCCGCTTTCCATCGCGATAACCCACATCAGGCACGCGTTGGACGCCACACAGCTTTACAACGCGGTCAGACAGTTCAATGACCGTCGTATCCGGCTGCCATGGGGCACTCCTCAAAGCAAGGCATGGATGGATGCCTATAAGGGAGCCGGGGCGTTCTTTACCATGCAGAACCTGATTCGTTTCCACGGTTGCACGGCTGTCAATGACCGGGGTCGGCGTCTGGACAAGTACCAGTCACTGACGTTCCTGTCAGCCAAGGCGGAAGAGTATAAAAACGGAGAAGGCTGGCGGTTGCTGGCAGTCCTGAAAAAAATGCTGGCGGACAACAATATCAACATCAAAAAGAAGATGGCGGCATGGCGTAAGAAATAGGCCGTCATCACCATCCGCCCGGTAGGCGGCGCGGTGTGGCGGGTCAGAATAAATTAGTACTCCCTCCATTGAAATGATGCTCATCCCTGTTAACACAAGATGAGCATCTTTCAATGGAGGCATTACATCGAAAACGTAAAGAGATGCCCCTGTTTGACGACCACACCGCTATTCTAATCAAAACGACATAATCCTTTATACGATGAGCAAGAAACAACTACGACGCAGGGCCTACCTGCTGTACCGGTTACGAAAACAGGGTATCCGATGCCTGACACGTTGCCGGACCATCTTCTACCTTTACGGGGAGGATCCTAAATCAGTACCGCAGATTTGCAGCCTGATAAGCGAATTCCATTTCCATGTCCAGTTTGAAATACCCGCCTGACATGAAACCGGGAGACATTGCAACGCTGAAAGTGCCCTACAAGGGCTATCGCCGTATAGAACTGTTGGAACGGCTCCAATACACCTGGCTGGTACGCATCTGCGAGAGCAGGAAGGAGATCGAGGTCTATGAAGACGAGTTCGAAACGGATTAAAGGCACGGAACAATGAAAGGAGAACAACAGGAAGAACGCGTACCGAACTTCATCGGCAATGCCGTCATTATCCTCACGGCCAGCCATCTGGGCTGCGAGGTGGAGATGCTCGCCACCGCACAGGAGGTGTGGCGGACGAAACGCCTGCCCGAGGCGGTACTGCTGGGCATGTACGAAAAGGCCGCACGCGATGCCGTGTCGGCTGTCCGGAAGAGAGGTCTGGCGGAACAGGCTGACCGTCTCGGAGAGATATTTTACAGGACGGGGGAATTTCCCCCGCCGGAAGAAGACAATACATAAAAAGGAGTAACAAATGAAAACAAGGACTTTTCAGGAAATATATGATTTCTGCCGTACGGACGATACCTACCGGAGCTATTTCGAGGCATCGGACGAGTCCCGCATTACCGGAGCAAGGGCAAGAAAGTACTATTACGGCGACATCCGCCGAGGCCAGTGCCGCGTGGGGACATTCATCTACCGCCAGTCGATGCGGCAGCTTGAAAGGTTCCTCGGGGGCGCAAGGCAGGACCACTACATCCATGTTGACCCGCCGGCCTGCCGGGGAGTGAGCCTCAAGGACGATATGTTCCCCGGCCAGACCGCCTATATCGTGGTACATGTCAGGAGGCAGGGTGTGCAGATTGAAATCGAACACCCGTTGCATGGTGGATGGGTGCATTTCACGGCACGCTCCCACCGTCCCTTCACCAGGGAGGGAATCATAGCCGAGGCGAAGTCCTACATTGACAGCCACATCCTGCTGGCACCGGGAAGATACCGGGACTTGCAGCTGGAAAATATGGTTTCCAAGGAACAGTTCCCCGCATGGTACAGGCTGTATAAAATGAGGCTGCACGACCGGGCGGAAGCCGAACATCGGGACATGGTGGACAGATACAGGCACAGGAACGACCTTACCTACGGGGAAGCCCGTGACATGCTCGCGGCTTCGGGTATATTCTTCGACCTGAACTGCGACGAGTTCGAGCGGGACGAGATTACGGAACAATTTGTAAGACTTTGTAACAAGACATAATACCCAGGCAAATGAATCTATATAATCAAATCAAATATAACGGGTACCGCATCAACATCTATTATGATGATGACGCCCGAAGCCCGCGTGAAGCATATGACAATCTCGGTACGCTTTATACGGCACATCGTCGCTACCGCCCGGAGAAGGAGTTTGATGACCACTTCGATATCGACAAGGTTTTTGAAGGGCATATCGGAAATTTCCGGGAATCGTTCCTGAAGGAATATATCGCCCTGCCGGTCTACCTCTACGACCATGGCGGCATTACAATATCCACCTCGCCGTTCAGCTGCCCGTGGGATTCCGGATTTTTCGGAATCATCGCGGTACCGTTGGACAAGGTGCGCCGGGAATACGGGTGGAAGAACATCACCGCGAAACGCAGGAAGCGGATCGAGGGATACCTGCAAGACGAAATCAGTACCCTTGACAACTACTATACCGGGGAAGTTTTCGGGTATCGCATCATGCCGGAAAGTGACGATGACAATGAACTGGACAGTTGTTGGGGATTCTATGGTACGGAATGTATGAAAGAACTGGAAGCCGAATGCAGGCATATTATCGACGGGCAGAACAAAGCGGTAGCATAAAATAGAAAAATACGCATAATAACTGGAAATACAATGAAGACATCATACGGACTTGAATTTGACACGGTAACAGAAATCAATCCTGAATGGAGCGGCTATGACAAGACGATAGCAGGATGTCACCTGGCCAATGCCAGGGTGGTCATCGTGGATACGGAATACGGGCAACCGATAGACAATGAGCATGACCTTGAAGAAATCTACCGGATTCTCGAAAAGAAAAAGACAGGCCATACTAAAAATGAACGACATGGAAGAAAAACGAGATAACAAGGAAATCAGGGTACGCCTGCACCATATCGACCGTGGAAACTGCACGGAAGTGTGGGAGGTGCAGACAGAGAAGGGTAAGCCCAAACGCTATCTGGGACGTGACGACGGTTATGGACCGAAGGAGTGGTACACGCTCTGCGATGCTCCCTACGGCTATTGCGAACGCGACTGCCATGTGAGGGAGGACCTCACCCTCATTGTCTGCGACAAAGATTGGAACGAGGTGTTGCGAGACGGAACGGACAGGGAACGCTTTCCTGAAAGTTTCCCTTCACTGGATGAAGCCTGCAACGAGGCATGGAGCAAGGTCGTGAAAGTGCTTCCGCATGTCACGCACAAAGGTTTCGGGCAGTGGATCACCAAACAGTCATTCCTCCCGCTCAGCCAGACCGAAGAATTGAATTGGCGGGATAGCTACTATGAGGAAGAAGCGAGTGAGATACTCTCACGTTTTACATGGATCGGTGAAGAGTATGCCATATTCAAGGTTACCCAGAGGCACACCAAGTGCGACGCCCAATGGTACGAGTATTACGCGGGGAAGACAAACCGGCAGGAACACGAGTGGTATACCCGTTTCTTCGGTTACGAGTACCATGACCGGCATATCAGCGACGTACTCCGGACACTCGGAAGGCGGTGCGACGACATCATCCGTACTGCGGTGGAAACCCGCACGGACCACTATTACGGGCGTACGGTTTCCTGTTTCATGGACGAGTTCATCGGTTACGACCTGTCCCATGAACAGGTCCGTGACGCCAAGGAATGCAGATTGCGCAAGGCACGGGAAGACTACGACGAAGCGAACGCCTACTATTACAAACTGAAAGAGAATGAGGAAAGCATCCGTGGTATCGAATTGATGCTGCACTGCATAAGACAACAAATCCGAAAAATGAAAAGATAATGGCCAGAAACTACATGTAGCCAGAGTTTGGCAAATCGAATACAAATATCCGGGTATGTATGGCGGGGGCGGTCAGGATATCTTTTATGATATCCTGACAATGTTCGAAGTTGATAACTCCGCAGAAGACGCCTATACCGATGACTTCGAAATAGCCCGTTCGGGTCTGCAGCAGCTAAGAAAACATATCTCAGAACAGGATGAAACCTTCCGGCAGAATGCCGAAGAATTTTATTCCTGCCTGGCAAAGGCCGGGATGGACCGGGAAAAGTTTATCGAAGTACTTGATTGTCTAATCAACGGCAGTGACCAAAGCGATGCCTATGTGCATGTCTCATGGTTTTAATGATATGCCATGAAGGCGTTTCGAGCAAACCTGCCGTAACATCAAACCTGTATGAAACCTAAAGATAACGGGCTGGCCAACCTTCATGACCGGAAACGTGAGGAACGCGGTTTCTGCTGCATGCAACTGATCATATTCCTTACAGACAATGGAGTGAAGAGCTGGGATGAATGGCACCGGGCGCATACCGACGCGGCCCGGGGCGAATGCAGATACCGCAAGCGGTGCCCGGTTTATGGACGTAGCAAACATTTAATGAACAATAAATAATATGGTACTTAATATTGTAAAAAACGACCTGCCTGCCTCATGCATTGCAGAATATGTAAGATGCGTGTTTGACAATGCCAAAGTAAACATCAAAGATGAAAATGCAGTATCCGTCGACATCGAAGTGACCGGAAAGAACGAGCTGCACTCTTTGGAAGGATTAAAAGAGTTGGAATACTATTTTAAAGATTATGACATAAGAATATGGTGACCGCCATGCAACGGGCGGCAAACCGGAAATTGTTCAACTACAGATAAAAAACAAGCAACATGGAACAGGAAAAACCTACAAAGCCGGAAACAGACAGAACCTTTCCGGAAGACGATGACACACTTTACCGTGAAATGACAGTGCACATGCCCCGCTGCTATTTTCCGACTTCGCTAGGCGAGAACAGTATCCTCAAATTTGCCGGAGAGGAATTCCGCCGCGTCAAGAATATTGTCTGCCGGCGCTACAACTTTAACGAGGACAAATATATCCGGGAGAACGCCGGCGTATCCCCTTTCGACTCTGTTCGAGGCAACTTCGAGCAGGAAGTGTACAGACGTCTCCGTAAGGATTATGCGCACCTCAGTATCATCTCCATCAGAAGATCACTTATGGAGAAAATCCGCGACGCCGTGAAGAAGGAGAACAACATCATCGGCACGTTCTACCGCAACTGCGGCGTACATTACCGGGAGGCGGAATCAGCGGAGTATGAAACCTCCCCGATAGTGGTGGTCCACAATTCCGCTTTTTACGGATACGGCGGTTATGAAAGTGCGACCGTTTATGAACTTTTCATCGACGGGAACGGCAAACTGCTCTGCACGCTCAACGGCGAAGCCGGCGAGGATTTCGATGAGCCCATCGGACAGGTACAGACCGAGGGATTGCTTGAGATTGCCCACTGGCTGGAAGAACACGGGTTCATCTCCGCTGATGTCAATGACGACGAGATTGTCGTATGCGAGGGGTGCGGTTCAGACAATATACAGACCCAGGCATGGGTGGATCCGAATGCCCGTACATTCATCGGTACCACGGGTATAGACCGCTATGATAACTGGTGCGACGAATGCGAGGACCATCAGCCATTCTGTACTTTAAAAGAGTTCAAAGAACGCATGGAGGAATGGTGGAACTCGTTGGACGCAAATCAAATGGAACAGATCACGGGTTGCCGTCAGGACAAGTGTCCGGCCGGAGACAACCATCAGGGGTTTGCCGAAACCTGCAATGAATGGTGGGAAAACAAGGGCTATGACGAGAAACGTAAAATCTGGAAAGAACATAATGACTGCTGATTATGATTTACAATCTTCTTAAACGCATACAGAACCTGTTGGCTTCCAAGCCGTCCGGGACAAAGGAGGAACAGGAAATCCTGAGTCTGGTCAGCCAGGCGCTTCCTGCAATGCTCAATGGGCATGATACGGAAACACTTGCCGCCAATGAGCTGCTGGTACGGATATGCCCCGACACCAAACGGCCGGTCCTCGTATGCCATAACGGCAACGGGCAGTGCCTGTGCCTGCACAATGGGACGACGGAAGAGGATGCCGTCGACGTGGACTTATGGCTGCGTTCCAACGGTAGAGAGTGTAACGGCTACAACAAGTTGCAGGAGGCTGTCGTGGACCTTGCCTACAATGCCGGGGCGGACAACCTGTGGGAGGACAGGGACTCCCGTGCCGTCAATGCCGAGATCGTCCAGTGGGCGGAAGAATTCGAGACTGAGCATGCGGGCACTGATTGGGATGCGGAGGACTACTTCCTTGCCATCGACAGGTTTTACAAGGAAAAGACAAAACAAATGAATCCGGTTACAATACCGGCGAACTGAAAAAATGGCAACCGAATGGACAAGGAAATTGCAGAAGAAATCATCCGGGAAAACCGTTATCCGTCCGGATATGACATACAAGACTATCTGTTTGACAATGAGGATACTGTGCTTTCTCTGGAGGACGGAACGGAGCTGCTTGATGACTTCGACCTCTGGAAAGAACGTTCCGACCTCGAACTTGAAAAAATCATGGACCGGAACTACTGGTCCTCGACTGGTGGATATTAGATTAAAAACAGGAATATAATTATGGTAAGAGAACTTTATCAACGGCTCAGGGAATATTTCAACAACTTACCCGAACCGACAGAAGAGGAAAGACAATTTATCCGGGAGCTGAACGCCGGGTATTTCCCTATCACGTCCGTCCACCGCGATGACCTGGAAGGACAAGGTTTCGATGTGGAAAAGATCAGCGATGACGACATGCAGAATCTGGCGGAAAAGATGGCCGACGATTACTGCGAACAGTTGTTCTGGCCCAGCATGGAAATCATTGCCGGAGAAATCCTGAGTTTCCCGAAAGTAAAAACAAAAGACATTATCTGTCCGAAATGCAATTCGGAAAATATCCGTTATGATATTCACGAAAGTCGGTTCCACTGCGGCGAGTGTTCCCTGGCATGGGATGACAAGTTATATGCACTCGTGGAATTTCCCGAGGAAAGTGCTCCTTTCGAGGAAGAAGGAACCGGTTATCCGGCATGGGGAAGCGGGGAGAACGGGGCGCTTTACGTGCCCGAGGAAGACTATATACGCCATACCGGCAAATCTCCCGAACGGGACAAGTGTTACCGTGCCGTGTGTTGGCCGGACTCCCAGAAATACATGGGAACGAAAGGTTGTGAACCCATACAGGATGAAAACGGGATACGGGATTTCGGCACATCGGCATACTGGGTGCCGCTGCTTCTGACGGAAGAAGCGGCAGAGCGACGAATGGACAAGAAAAAGGTACCGGTATGCCCCGAATGTGGGGGCACAGATATTGACATTCTGAGTGACGAGGGCGTGGCCGTATGCAATGACTGCTGCCTTGAATGGCCTTACGCGGAGGATTGAGAATGGAAACGGTAGATGTTTATACGGAACGAGGCGACCTGGTCACCTGTTCCGATTGCGGCAAGGTGATGCTCCTGCCGTATGGAGCGGATAAATGTCCCGCCTGCAAGAAAGAAGGTTGCCTGGTATGGACGGACGAAAGCTTGCGGGAAGCCGACATCGACTCCCTGCTCGAGAGGCACTGTAACCTGCACCAGAAGAGCGAACTGCAACCGGAGGAGTATCTTTCACTTTCCATACTGGTGACCGAGTATATTCCATATCTGGCCGATAAACCGCAGACAGCGCGTGAAACCCTGTTCCTACTCCTTGAAACCGGCTCTCTTTTCGAGAAATACTGGCGGGATACAAGATGCTTCCAATCCGAAAATATCTACACGCCCGCCATCAAGACACTGCTTGACAAACTGGACGTGAAACTGCGAGAGGGCGACACGATTCCGGTAGAATACCAGGATTGCCGCTCCCTGGAGGACTTCTTCAGGGTCGTTGCCGGCGAGCGTCCGGCAAAGGAAGAGGTATCGTTTTCTTCAGATAAGGAGGGAAACTATTATTTCAACGGACGCAAGGTCAAGGTGGAAAATTCTGACGAGTACGCCTACCGCCTGCTGAAAACCAAAATACAGACGAGCTACCGGCGTCCGGTAGATTTTTACTTCCGCTTCCTTGCCCGTTTCGGACCATACGGAACTTATGGCAACGTGTATTACCCGAGTATCACGGACCTGATATGCAGGCGTTACCTGCCTGAAACCGCAAAATGAATTCCGGAAAGGCGATGGACAACGGTTCACCGCCTTTCTTATTGTATAACTTTTTTAATATCAATCATTATGGCAACAGCATTAGCAACAACGGCCGCCCCCGTGCAGTTCGATTTCCAGAACAACAACGTCGAGGTGATGACGCTCGACACGCTCCGGCGCACACACAAGGAAAATGACATCTATGGCAACCCGCTCAAGGGAATCTACCATTACGAGGTGATAGAGCGCATGGCGGACATCTGCCAGAAACACAACCTGAATTACGAGGTGGAGGAAATCTTCGCCGCCCAGAACAAGAACAAGGCACAGCCCGGCGTGGTCGTCCTGCCCCAGGTGGAACAAAAGTACGGGGCGATGGCCGTCGAGGCGCATATCCTGCGCCGCGTTTATACGACCATCCGCATTAAGGAATGGGAAACGGACGAGCTGACCACGACGCTTGTCATCGCCTTCCATCAGGACGGCATCCAGGCGGCCATCGGCCCGTGCGTCAGGGTGTGCCACAACCAGTGCATCCTCTCCCCCGAACGCAGTGTGTCGAACTACGGGAAAGACAAAGTCACCACCGAAGAGCTTTTCGGTCGTGTAGACGAGTGGCTCTCGAACTTCGAGGTACAGATGAACGAGGACAGGGAACGCATCCGCCGCCTGAAAGCGAAAGTAATTACCCCGGTGGAGATGTACGCCTACATCGGATTGCTGACAGCATTGCGCGTATCGCATGACAGTTCCGACAAGCGTCTTTCGTCCAAGGTGGAGACCTATCCCCTGAACCAGTCCCAGATTTCCATCTTCACCGAGGACCTGCTCAAACTCACCGAAGAGAAGAAGACGCTCACGGCGTGGGATATCTATAACGTGGCAACCGAAATCTACAAGCCCGGACGTACGGACATTCCGGCCATGATTCCCCAGAACGGGGCGCTGGCCGAGCTGATGCTCTCGGAAGGGTTGCCGGAATCTTAAAAGGCTGCCACGTGACAAGAATCAAGGGACAACTGACGACAGCCGACTACCTGCCCATAGCGGAATATAACAGGCTGGTCCGCGGGCTTGAGAAGGACGGCGAGTACCTGTGGGAGACCTACTGCTGGCTGTCGTTCTGCACGGCATGCAGGGCCTCCGACGTGAGGACCCTGCGCTGGAAAGACATCTTAGGAAAAAGCACCATGACCCGCATCGAGCAGAAAACAAAGAAAAACCGCCTGATCAAGTTCAACAGGGACGTGCAGGAGAAGAACCGTTTCCTGTACGAGATGCTCGGACAACCCGCCCCCGAACAGTACATCTTTCTCAGCCCGCGTACCGGGAAACCTTACTCGCTGGAATACATCAACAGGCTGCTCAAGGTATTCAAGGTAAGGTACAGGCTGCCGATCAGGGCATTCTCCACACATACCTTCCGCAAGACTTTCGGGCGCTATGTCTACGAGCTGATGGGACGCTCGGCCGAGGGCCTGATCCTGCTCAACCAGATATTCCGCCATTCCAACCTGGAAACCACCCGGCGCTACATCGGGCTGGCGCAGGAGGACATCGACAAAGTGTTCGATTCCATACGTCTATGAGAATATTTTCAACGATGCCCGGAACCCGAGCGGGAGGTTCCGGGCTATGCTTTATATAACATATCAAAATCAGAACTGTAAATGGACACACCGATATATATCGACACATACTTCCGCGTCGAGTCCGGCTATGACGGCGGTCGCATGCCGGAAGAGAAAGCCGGACGCTTCTTCGACGAGGTAAAGCGCCTTTTCACGGAAACAGGGTTCAGCATCAAGGAAAACAAATACAAAGACGGTTGTCCCGAGGTGTATCTCGGAAAGACATGCCTGTACTGTCATCCCCAATCGTTATCGGGCCCTGTTCTTAAAGAGCACATGGAGCTTATCGAGAAGATTCTGGCACAAGGAACGACCTTCCGGTACCTACGTACTGACACTTACGGCGAGATTCTCGACCTGACGGAGGAGGAAGAACTCGCGTATTACCACAAGACTCATGACATGACTATCGGGGGTGTCTTTCTCGACGCCTTCCGCACCAAGCGCCGGAACCTGTACAAGAGCCGGGAGCAGGTGCTGGAAATACTCGTCGAAAAGCTGCGTGTCAAGACACTCCGTGGGAAGTCCGTTTATTCGAACACCTCCCCGGCATACCGTTATATCAGGGAAATGTACGGGAAAATGGTGTCTGAAGGACGGCTCGTCGAGGGATGCAAGCAAACCGCTTCCGGGAAACTGCCGCTCTGCCGCACGGCAACCGGCAGGGAACTGAAAATGAAAAGACGGGAAGACGACAGGACGGAATGACACGCGGTTCCGTACCGGACATGGCCGGATACCAGTCCGAAGACTTCTGTAAATCATAATTTTCAAGCCGGACTGTCAATCGAAAGAAGGACGACCCGGCTATACTTCAACAACAAGAGATAGCACTATTATGAGCATACAAATCGGAAAACTGTTGCCGGACGGCAGTGTCCGGCACATCAAGGCGCTCCATGAGACGCTTTCAAAAGACCTTGTGAGGAAACTCCGGGTGTTCTATCCCAATGACAGACGGGTAGATGCCCTGCTGTCGCTGGGCGACATACAAAAACTGGGACCGTCACCCTATGGAAAATGGACAGGAACCGGCGATACCGTCCACTGTTTTTCAAAGATCCGTGACGGACGGGAAACACCGCGGCAATCCGCATCACGCATCGCGGACAACGCAGACATTTTCGGCCGCATGGAGGACACGTGCCTCCTGTTCGATAACGGCAGATGGCATGTCATGGACAAGGGAGAATACTGTGAACAGCCGCTCTTCGTCGAAGATACGCCCTCCCATGACAGCATGAAACCGATCACGGTATATGTGAACAACCATGTCCGACTCGAAAAGATAAATACACCGCAGCACTGGCAGGGACTTGAGGAACTCGCCGAACGGGAATCCAGGATACTCTATGTCTACCGGGGGTGCCGCCTTGTGAGAATCGTCCGTTCGTCCAACCTTAAAAAGAAACTGTATGCGGCACAATAACATCGTATCGGCCATAGAATGGCTGCCGGAACACCTGTTCACGGAAGAGATCGTGGAAGCAGCCGTCGAAAGCAAGGAAATAGAGGTGCTGAGCCATATTCCGGGACGTTTCCTCACACCCGGACGTATAGAACGAATCATCGCGGGCAGCACGGAGAGCTGGCACAGCTTCGAGCTGCGCAATATTCCGGAGGCGTACCGTTCGGGAGCAGTCTGTGACTACGCCATGCGCAAAAAACCGAAGAATATCACGGCCGTTCCCGAAGCAATGGTTACCCGAGAAATGGCAGAAGCGGTCATCCGAAACGGACGCGGGGATTTCGACATTCTCGCCTTCATACCTGAACGCCTTTGGGATGCGCAACTGGCATACCTGGCCTTGCGCAGCTATATTTACGACCCGTATTACACGGACAGCAGGACAGACGCCGTCATGAAAACGGGGCTTATCCTCGGATATGTCCCCGTTGAGGTAAAGACTCAAGAGTTCTATTACGGGATGCTCGACGGGATGAAAATATTGAGCACGGTTACCGATGCCGTCGTGCCGTCCCGTTTCAAGACTGCGGCATACTACCGCAAGATGGCGGAACATGACCTCTCGCTTGTTCCCGCCCGGTTCTATTCCTATGAGATTCTCCATGCGGCTGTCTGTTCGACCGAAGGAAAAAACTTCATCACAGACCCCCAGTTTTTCAAGCCGTTGTCGGTATATCTGGACGACATGCTGGCGGACCGGCTGATGGAGAAACACCCTTACATGTTCGGGGAGTTGCCGAAGCGGTTCAAGACACCGGAAAGACTGGTCATTGCCATCGATAACAGCAAACGGGAGACGAACTGCTATATCGACGAGGAAACTGAACAATCCCTGCTCACGGTGGAAGTGTGCAAGGCATTCATCCGAAGAAACGGCAACTGTCCCGAATTTCCTGAAAATGTATGGACGCGGGAATTTGTCGACTACTGCATGGAGCACGGGACGAGTTTCCGCTGGTTCCGCCAGATGCCCAAAAAGTTCCAGAGCTCCGCGAACACGCAGGCGGCGTATGATTACGGTCATTACCATATCTGTGACTTTGCCAAACGGTTCATCACTCCGCAAATGGCGAAGGAGTGCTACCAGGAGCGCAGTTATGCACATGCCATCCCCGGACATTTCCTCACGGAGTTCTGCCGACAGACCGGACTGCCCGAGAAGTTCTACGGCGGGGAAACCACGATGCTGTCGCTGAAAAACAGCCGTGACGACTATACTTACTGCAAAGTCGGCAATACCTGTCTGGCCTTTTACCTGAAAGAACAATACGAGCCGTCCTCGGCACATCTGATGATGACGCGGTCGGATTCAAAATACTGCACGCCGGAGAAGGTGTTCGACGTGCCTGTCGGAACCTTCCACCGCACGTGGCTGGAAAAGATCGTGGCGGAAAACGACCCCCGCTTTGTCAAACCCCGTGTGGACAAAGCGTTGAAAGCCGTACAGGCGGTCTGCTATTACGGTGTCGAGAAGTTGAAGGACCTGAACCGTACGGAAATCTTCCGCAACACCTTCATGGGTGAGACCATCGGTTACTGCGCCCGCCGCAGGGACCTGACCTACCACAGCGACAACTGCGGGACCCTTATCGAGGGCTTGAAGTTCAAGATCCGGGGAATGGCTGTCCCCGTAACCTTGGCGGAAGACATGACTCCTTATACGGCCGACATGCTGCACCGGAAGTTCGGCTTCTGCTATATCGGAATGACGGCATTCGCCACGGACTACGGCCTGGACATGGAGAAGGCATACACCTTTGCACAGATGCGCCAGATCGTAAGGGAGAAAGGGCACAAGCCGTCATTGAGAAACTACAAACGTGAACTGAAACAAATAAACATCATACAATGAAAAAATACCGGATAGCTATCGAAGAGACGCTCCGTAAGGTCGTGGAGATCGAGGCAGAAACGCCCGGTCTGGCCGTCTGCAGGGCGGAAGACGAATACAATGAAGAGAAACACGTGCTGTCAGCCGACAATTTCGCAGGAGCTGACATCGCGCTCTCGACTGATGACAGCACGGTCATGGAGACTCTGGAAGACGTGGATTTCATCGGATACGTGCAACGCCGTTTCGAGGAATGCCGGGAGTCCATATCCGTCGAAGACAAAGTCCGGCTGGCATTCGGAAGTTTCGACAACGCCCTGTATGAGTTCGGCGAATACCGTAAGGAGGCGGCTCGGAACCGCCCGCAGGTCTACCTGCTGTACCGGAGCGATGCCTGGCACAACCGTTCTTCCATGGAGCTCATAGCCCCGTTCTCCTCCCTCGAAAACATGATGGAGTACCTGCGGCGTAAGAAGAAGGAATTCCGCCTGACGGAAAGTGATCTGGAAGAGTTCAAGAACAACCGGCAGACGAAGGGGCGCGACGAAAACTACCTGTACGAGTCGGATTATTTGGATGTGCTGCCGGAACAGGAACCCGAACTGCCGCCGAAAGATGACGCTTTCTATGACAAGGTTTTCACCTGCGGGCAATCCGAGCTGTCACGCAGGGAGTTGGAATCTCTGCCGGAGCCGTTCGATACCTACCATGTTACGGACGAAGAAATGGAACAGATTGTGTACGAAACGGAAATGGAGACACGGGACCGGCTGCGGCTCGGTAAAAGAAAGCCCATAGATTTTGACAATGACCGCCATAGTGAAATCTGGTGGGAAGAAATGGAAAAAGCAGTGGTAAGGCACGGCGTACCGTACTACGAGGCCGAATAACGAAAATAGAACCTGTTCATCACATGCCATAATGATGACGGGCCGTCGCGGCTACGGCTGCGGCGGTCTTTTTTTTCAAAACGAGGTGAGTATTCCACCCCTTATACAAAACGATTACCTACTCTTAAAAAAACGGATTTATGAAACAGACAAGACAGGATTTCTTCACGGCGAACGGGGAAGGAATCAAAATCATGACATTTACGGAGTTCGCCCGGCATATCCTGCGTATGGAATGCGGGGAAAGTCTGGAACTGTATGCCGTTGTGAACCGGCAGACACGGGAATGCTCCCGGCCGCTCTCTGTCAGAAAGGAACAATGGAACGGTACGCCCTTTTACCTGCTCGGCGGGCACGGGCAGGAAGTCCGTACCATCAATTTTGCGGGTCGTCCGAAAGAGGAGTTTGAAACGACCTGCCATGATGTCTTGGACAGCTACGATGCCGTGGAAAGTATCGGGGCGGTCGTGTCAAGACTGCGTGAATTATCTCCTGAAGAACTGCATAAGCGGATTGCGGAAGAGATGAAGACCGGCTGTAAATACCTGTTGGTCTACCGCAGCGAGGAGGAGATGACGGCCGCACTCGACGGCAAGATATACGCCATCAGCGATACGGACGGCAAATTCCTTTGCGACCTGTATCAGCCGGATTATCTCCATCTGGAAAACGGGGGCGATATTGTGGACACCGCATCCATTCCGGACATGCATTTCCATTCCGATTGGGCAATCGCCAACCCCACGGTACGCGACAAGGTGCTCTCCTCCCGGATGGTGATTATATATACCCACGAAACGGTAACGCTATGATAGAGATTGGCAACAGGATAGAAACGCCGGAAGGTGTGTTCTATGAACTGGAATACGGAGGGGAAGGAAACATCTACAAGAACGAGGATGCCTTTCTCAACCGCCCCGATGAAGTGTGCTATGTACCTGAATACGCGGCAGAAGACCGTGAGGACTGGCGTGTGTCGGAGAGCAGTGACGGCTGTTTCACGCATAACTCACTGCTCGCCCTGTGCAAGGGTAATGAAGAGGTGTGCCAGGATCTGTTTTACAGCCTTGAATGGACGTACCCGACCACCTTGCTGGAAGAATGGGACTCGAACGGCTATTTCGATGAGATCGAGGGCTGGTATGACAGTAACGATTAAATGGAACGGCATATCATGGACAGGAAATACAAAATCACATACTCGGGAAAAATCACGGGCAAGACCCCGAACTACATATTGAGCCTGCGGGCGCATCTGAAAGGCATCTTCCCTGAAATGGAACGGTATGGTAAGGAAGAATTCGACCACGTGCTTCATTGCATCAGCTCGTTCATTGATGATTTTACCTTCAAGGTACGCAATTCCCGATACCGGGGAGACATCCTGAAAAGGACTATCAGTAACGACTGCCTGAAAGTGTTCAACCTGGGTGACGAGAAAGTGATACTGACCGTCTCCTTCACCCCGCTGGAAACATGAAACCAACAATATGACAGATATGGATAAAATACAGAAAGACAATGCGGAGCCGGGCAAAGCCCCGGACAAAATGAGCGCCGACAAGCTGCATCTGTTCGCCACCCAGTACGCCTTTATCGACGGACGGCTGCACGAGGCCGAGCAAGCCATGCTGAAATTCATGCTGGAGTTCCTGGCACAATATGGCCGCGTATCACTCGGCCTTACAGAAGAGGAGGAACTCGATGACAACAACTTCCCCGTCACGACAACCTTGTACGGGAAGCACGACACGCCCCGTATCAAGCTTACCGATGTCTACCTGACGGATGACGGGGAATATCTCCTTGCTGACGGAATAGATGCGGAGACCGGGGAAAAACGGGACGGATTCTATATCTACAGCGAACAATACGCCGATATCTTCCAGTTCGTCGGCCACGCTTCGGAGATGAACTGACGAATGAGGAACAACCATAAAACGAAATATCAATGGACTGTATCAAAGATTTACAAGACGCCATCCGCAACATTCTCGTGAACAACGGCCTTACGGAACTCTGTCTGGGAGAGCCTGACGAACTGGACGATCCCACCTATATCATCTGGTATGACAGGCACTGTGAGCCTCACGAAGACCCGGTATTGAAGGTTTACCTTGAAAATGAGGGCATTGCCGTTGAGGTCGAAGCCCGCAGTTTCGGGAACACGATAACCGTCTACGATTATGACATAGACCGTATTGAATGGTGGAAAGGCATTCATGCCAATATTCTGGAAGTGCTGGAGCGTGACGGCAAGCGCCGGTGTCCGGCCTGTGGCAGGACGGTCAAGGGGAAGCAGCGGTATTGCGGTGCCGGATGCCGTGATTTCATGACTCCCGGACCGACAGTGGAGCAGGTCGCGGAAAAAGCCAACCGGAATATCCGCAAACTGGCAAGCCTTGCCGCCGGAAAAGACAAGGCGTACCGGAAGCGGCTGATAGAGAAATATACCGTCGGTCCGTCATAAGCCGGCTTTGTTACACTAAAAAATGTATGATATTATGGCAACAAGAACCATTTACCTGACCGTACGGCTCGATATCGACAACCCGAAGGCTGATGAAATAACGGACGAAGAGGTTGACGAAATTATCAGCGAAGTGGACTATGAATTCAAAAATTACGGGGACTATGAAATCGACACGGAAATCTGCGGGAAAAATGACGAAGGTGGTCTTTAGACGCTATCCCGACGGACAGGTCATCGCCCTGTTCCCGGACATACCGTGGAGCGGACGGCGGGGTGAAATAACCTCCTACATGCATGTCGGCCAGCATGGCGCAGCCGACTATGCGGGCGTGATCGCCATGACACGGCCAGCCCATGAAAAGGAGTACCGCAACCCGCTTTCCGAACTGAGAGCCATCGGTTACGATGACCTACACATCATGCGGCGTGCAAGACCGAAATTCATAAACAGCTAAAAACAAATCTTATGTCTCATAAACCGAATGCCGTTCCTGTCTTGCAGGAGGGAACGGTCTATACAATTATACTTGACAACGGACGAAAGGTCCACGACGTAATCTATCATGCCTGTGTCGCCTCCGGCAAGTCGTATTTCGCCAAAGGCGATAAGACCTATCCCGCCGAAAAGGTGCGGAACCATTCAATCACCGGACATGCCGCATCGGACGGCTCTAGAAGGAACGGCACACCCAATCCCGACCGCTTCGCCATCACGGATGAAGTGTGCGAGGTCGTTGATGTAGTTACCACGCCGGAAACCAATCCGGAAATGTTCCGGTGTCGTGTCAAATGCCTGATGTATTCAGGCCTGTCACAAGCCGAGGCTGAGAAAGTCATCGCTTCAACGCCACTAAAGCTGGAACTCTTCTACGACGTAGGCCGTGGCAGTTTCGCTATTGACGCCGAGGCAGTTGGCAACACACCGCTGTATAATCCTTACACGGGAAAGGAAATCCCGGATGAAACCTAAGCCGAACTACATCGAATATGAGAGAACTATATATCAAGAATCTCTGCATCGAGATTACCCGACGTTGCAACATGCGCTGTACCCATTGCATGCGGGGAGATGCCGAATCCGTGGATATCCCTTTGAAACATATAAGCAACCTGCTGCGGCATGTCAGGCATATTCACCATTTCAACATCACGGGCGGCGAGCCGTCGCTTAACGTCCGGGCCATCCGCCATATCCTCGAACGGGTACGCGCCTACGGTATTACTGTCAATGACTTTTATATCGTAACCAACGGCTCTGCCACATCCCGTTCGGAGGAATTCATAGAAGCCTGCGCCGCACTGTACGAGTACCAGGAGGAAAAGGAACAGGACTCCGGCCACATGCTCGAAATGAGCGACGACCGCTTCCATGATCCGGCAGAGCATGCCGCCACGCTCGCGGCACTTTCCCCGTATCCCTTTTTCGGAGTCCGGGGACAGGCCGAGCGTATCTTCCTTTTCCGGGAAGGCCGCAGCACGGAGGGGTTTCCGAACCCTGTTCATGGGATTTATCTTACGGAGGAGAACTACGTTTACGGCGACCTCTGTCTCAATGCTGAAGGCATGGTTCTCTCCAACGGGGACCTGAGTTATGCCCGCCAACGGGAACATGCCCTGTGTCCCTGCGGGAAACTGATGCAATATCTCCGGATGACCTTGAAAAAGCGTCAAAAAGAAAGATTGTACGAATAAATACACAAATCAAAAAACTTATGTCAATCGTATGCAGTATCTGCGGCGGCACTGGAGTGAAATGTACCGCCGTCATCGACCCGAACACCAGACAGTTCCTCGAATTTACCCGCAACGCCTTGTCGGACGGCCGGTGCAGCCAGTGCGGCAACGTTGCCCTGACCGACCCTGACGAAGTAAAAGCCGGGCTGGACAAGCTTTGGACGGAATATACGGCGCGGCATCGTGCCGCCCCCAACTACACCTGCTGCGACATTGTCCGGCATGGTGATTACGACGGGTGTGAAAAGGCGTATATCCGCATCGGAGGCCCGTCAGACGTGGTCGAGAAGTATCCGGTCGTGGCCGTGTGCCGCGACCTCGAAGAGCTCAAATCACTTGCGCTCCCTGACCCGACGCGAGAATTTACCCTCATGGGAATTCAAGGGTTCGAGTTCCACGACGTGTTGGAAAACAAGACCTACGAGATCGGGGTGGACGACCTGAAAATTCCCGTCACGACGAAAGAGGTGCTGGACTTTTACCCGGCGGAACATCGGCTGAAAGAAACGGACATCGAACAATATGCCGCGGCTTACACGGCCCGTATCAAGGCGTACAGGGAGTATACCCGTCAGCTCGACGCCACACTCGTGCGGCGGCTTCTCGACAAAGAGCGGCTGATGAAAGTCGGCGAGAGCGACGGTTTCCGCTTGAAACTCCATTTCGACTGGTTTGTCATTTTAAAGCGGGAGAACGAAAGGATGTACGCGCCTTTCAAATACGCTGTAAATGCTTATTGTCTGGATAATATCCAAACTTTCGACCGTCGTTATGTCACGCTCGAAGATGCCTTGCTCCACTGCCTGAACGGTTTCAACGAGAACGCGAACATTCCTAACCGTTACAAGTCCATCGGGCATTACCTGTCGGGGAAATCCTGACGACGGGCAGTGTATCGACGGGTTACCGGAGGCCACGGGTGCTTTCCCCTTGACCGGAATACCGTCGGAACAAGTAACAATGTAACCAAAGAATAAAAAATATGATGAATGATTATAAAATCAAGAACATTCTCGAATCCCTGAAAGAGGAGGTCGAGAACGGGAAGGTATCCCTGCGGGAAGCTGCTGTCGAACTTCATAAAGCCGGCTGGACGAATTTCATCGACATCGACGCCACGAGGAACCTACTGAAGACCCGGAATGTAACGGGGAACGGAAATGTCCCGGGAGTTTCCGACATGATGGGAAAATACCGCGAGATGAAAGCGGCGCACCCGGATGCCCTGTACATTTTCCGAAACGGGGAATCTTGTGAATTGTATGAGGATGATGCCATCGCCGCTTCCGGCATTTTGGGCATTGCCACCGCCGAACGCGTCGACGGGCAAGGGAAAGGCGTCAAGGAACTGCGGTTTTCTTTTCGTGACCTGGACGTGTATCTCCCCAAACTGATACGCGCCGGAAACCGGGTGGCTGTCTGCGAACCGAATCAAACCGGTTCGGGCAAACGAGTTTGATAACCATTAAATAACAAATATTCAAAACCCAAAGACACATGATAAAGATAACAACGATTTTCGGCGAGGACGCCGTACGGGAATATGAAGAGAACAATGAACTGCCTTCTGAAGAATGGCTGGCGGATAACGGGGGCGTCGTGGACGAGAAAGAGTTCGAGACTGAGGCGGAGTACAATGCCTACATCGCCGGGGTAAACGATGCCGACGGATGGAGTGATTATCATATCATACGCCACCGGTCGGAAGAGGCGGACACCTCGAGAGAGGAAAATCTCTGGCTACGTCTCGGAATTAGCGTCCGGGGCAGCCGGGAGGACATCGAAAGGATTCTAAACGGGGACACCGAAACCCTTCGGAAACTGCTCGATGCCGGACGTTATGGGATTGGCGGAGAGACCTATGTCCCTGGTTCGACCGTCGAGGGGTACAACGAGGACCACGACACGGAGTTCGAGGAGGAAGACGTGGAGTTCCATTTATAATAAAACCACACCATCTGCAATAATGATAACAGTAAAAGTTCTACTCGGTAAGGATACTGTAAGCATATACAGGAAAACCGGGGATATCTCGTCGGTGGAGAGCACGGCCGAATCCGGGGGATATGTGATAACCCGACATTTCGAGACCGAAGCTGAATACAAAGCCTACGCAATGGCTGTGGAAGACCTGGACGGACATGAAGACTGGCAGATGCTGACTCCTGCCGTTACGCCGGAAGCTCCGTTCCGCAAAGGGGAATTTGTCCGGCTGACAGACGATGCAATTAAGCGGATACGTGAAAGTTTCGGGGACGGACCGGCTGACTACAGAAAGGAAATGATTTTGGAGGTGATTGCCTGGTGCCGCTATGAAGGCACATGGATCATTGAAGTCCGAGATATCCGTGAAGACGATACTCAGGAGTTCGATGCCGTTTTTCTGCGCCCCTTGACGGCACGGGATCTCGTGGCTATTTCCGCACCCCGACACCCGCTATCCACTGCGATATATCCTATTCACATCCGATAACTTAAATGATGCATGATGGAAAATATATTCATACTGCCCGGAAACGAACAGGAACTGTTTAACCGGTATTTAGATAACAACGAATACGGCCCTCTGAAAGAACGGCTGGAACTGGTCAGGAAAGCCTTGAGCAACAAGCTTTCCCCGGATGAACGCAATAAGCACGGGCTGAACGTGGGTGTGCATGAACTGTCCATGGAACGTAAGGAACTGGAAAGAAAGATATTCCAAATGGCACTCAAATCCTTTGCAGAACGGGTTTGTGACGAGCAACGCGCTCTTTGCGAACAGGGGTTCTGGCAGGCACCGTGCGGCAAAGAGGCGGAATATATCTCCTCCGCTCCGGTTCCGGACCTTGTAACGGACGTGAAGCAGTACAAGACCATTTGCCGCTGGTGGGAGAAGCTGTCCGATACCAGGAGGCTGAAGGTAGCGGCGATGTTTGCAAACGAACTGGGACCGATATACGGGCACGACACCGAAACGCTGGAACGGATTTATAGCCGCTGGTTTCTACTCTCCTTAGATGGCAAACAACGCATCTACCATTCATGGACCACAAACGAAAAACAGACTTCACCATGCCATACAAAAGCTCGGGAATAATCATCAGCGGGACACAATATGACCGCAGGCAGAAGCTCACTCCTTTTCAGAAGGCTGAAATTTTCCACCGTTACATGACAGAAGCTGTCAGCCAGCGCCAGCTTGCCCGGGAATACGGTGTCAGCCGCAGGCTGATAACCTTCATTGTGAACCCAGAAAGCGAAGAGCGGAACAAGGAACTGCTGAGAGAGAACAAGGCAAAAGGCTTGTATAAATATGACCGGAAGAAACATACCGAAAATATACGCAACCACCGTCGTTACAAACAGAGATTATTTCAAGAAGGTAAAATCATACTAAAAGATGGATAGACAATGAGAATACAGGAGAAACAAAAAGCGTTGGAACAGGAAGTTATAGCCAACCTGTGTGCGATACCGAAAATGCCGGAAAATATGTTGCCCCATACGGTATATGTCGAGGAGGAAGGGGAAGACGGGTATGGCCACGGGATACCGGTATACACCATGTACCGGTTGGAGGAGATACGCACGGACGGAAGCTGCACGCTTTACAACGCGGAAAGCCGGGAGCGTTTCACCTGCCGCCACCTGCATGAGATTAACATGGACTGGCTGGTGACAGTCTGGGAACGTTATCTGGAACTCTGTGTCGAGCAGGATATCTGGAAAGGGAATGCCGTTGCATTCCTGAAAGACCGTACCGGCAAACCGGAAGAGGAAATCATTTCATTCGTGGAAACCTCGTGGGACAAATGCCAGGCTTATACAGACAACCTCAAGGCGTTTCTTGGGGAAGATAAAGACCGGGAAATATGGATATTCTCTTTCCCGCTGGACGAATTTGAACGTGACGTTCCGGCCGGGAAAATCATCGTTGATTACGAAAATAACCCCGCAACGCGGGTTGAGAAGATGACACCGCTGGAATTTACGGCCAACATCAATGATGAATGTTTTGATGACCGGAACAATTGGGTAAGAGCCATTGAACTTCCCAAGCAGGAATAATAAACTATTTGAATCAATAAATATGATTACAAAAGAAAACATTGGCAACGAGACCTTTGAGTCTATGACCATCAATGACACGCCTGCATTGTTTACGGATATGCGGATTGACCGGAATGCCGTTCCGGAGGGACTGTACGCATACGATATCCGGGAGTCGGATGACGGGGACCGTCTGGCGACCATCGAACCGACGGTGATGGTAAATCATGGCGGAACCATCCTGACCAGGAAAGAGTTTATCACGGAAAAGGACGGCTATGTACAGATTGACGAATACGGTTTCGAGGCCTCCATGACACTGGAAGAGTGGCTTGAGGAAAACAATTAAATGTATAAAGGATATGGATATTAAGGAACTGACAGAAAGGTATCAGGATCGTTTCGATGCCCATTACCTGCAAGACGATAACGGAACCGGCAGAAAAGGTCGGAAACGGAAAAAGGAAGTTGAGACCCCGAATTTTCTCAAGGATGTTATCCGGCCGATCCTGGACACTTTGCCGGACTTGTTGCCGGAGTACGGGTTCACCAAAACTACGGATGATTACGCCATGTACGGCGAGTATTACCGTATCAAGGCGGGTATCGTCCTCGTGGGAGGTTTTTCCATCGATGAGGATTTTAACCTGTACTTCACGCCATTGTTCCATGGCAAAGCCTGCGGTAAGAGTCACAAAATCGACAGCATCGGACAACTCGTTGAAATCATCCGCGAACAATTTGAAAGAAGGGAGGTGAAGATGAAAGGATAGTTTCATGCAATAGACATGGGTCGTTCCGTAATTTATTGTATATTTGTCAGATGAAGAAAGTCTGTATATGTATTTCGGACGAAAGCCCGGCAGTTGAACGGATTACAGGCACTTTCATGTTTGGCTGACATCAAACCTAATATATCTATTTGATATGAAAAAGGAAGAGATTATTCGCCGCTGTTACGGCGGCATGAAGGAAAGGCATGGCGTGGAAACCATCATCCTTTTCCATGTCGGAGATTCATTCGAGGCGTATTTTGATGATGCCGAAACGATTACCCGGATCACGGAAGTGCCCCGGTTCAAGATGACGGCGGCAGGTATACCTGCCATCAGGATTTCCGACGCCGCCTTGGAAGAATGTAGAAACCGGTTGCTGGATGCAGGATGCAAGGTATGCGTGTCCGAGGTCCGGGGGGTATCCGGCCGCCACATTCTCAAAATCAATGAAACAAATACGGAAACGGGCCGATGAATTGATATTGATAGCGGCAGCAATAGGTCCTTGGACACTGTTGGTGGTAGCGGTATTAATCATCGGAACGCTGAAATGCTGTCTGACCACGGACTCGGACAGCATTGACGAAAGTATCAACAAATCACCGGGGATAGTCGCGCATGTCATGGTACTGGACAGTACGGATAATGGTTTTCGGGTGGTTTATGCGACGGCTGCGCCGGTAACGGATGAAAGGTTTGCCGAGATATGCGACAGGCCGGGTATTTTGGAGGGGTTCGAGAACCTGAAACGGAAAGCTCCCGAACACTTTGGCGGCAACCTGCTGGAAACCGACATCTGTGACTTCGCGTTGTACGCCTACCGGTTTCCTATCGATAAGGACGTACGGATACACAATATCTTTGTCGCCGGTAAAGAGAAAATGGACTTCTATGTCCGGAACAACCCGGACCTGCCCGGGTGCGCTACATGGATGCACCACGGTACGGAACAAGGGAACCAATATCTGAATGCTGACGATATAAATCACTGTATACCCAACGGAAGGCGGATTTACCGTTATTGGAAATGCCGTTATCTACTGCAAACTTCTGATACTGACGAGCGTTTCAGTCATTTTACAGAGGAGGAAAGGCTGTACTGAATGCAGCCTTTTCTCTATATATATTACACATAACCATCTGAAAATTAATAACTAAAACGTTTTGTTGGCGTGAAAAATTGGCATATATTTGTATGGAAAAGTGACCCATTGAAAACAGATTGTCAATTGAAAGCAATAGATTGAATATGAAAGAACAGTAATATGACATCGGAAAAATCGCAACTGAAGTTTGCGAGATCGGAAGAGACGGGCGAACTGATAGGGTTCGTTTCGCGCCATTCCAAGACACGTAAATTGATGGGAGTCCGTGAAGACTCAAGATTCGGCAAGCAGATTTGTGTCCTTTCGGAAGACCTGAAAGGAACTCTCGAGCCAAACATACTATACTCGGTAGAGTTGAAACCCATGCACAAAGCCAACGGGTATGTAGTCGTTGCCGCTACCCCCGTGTTATTTCAGGCGCATGTGGAAACAGTGATCGTCCCGAAGACATTGTATCAAGTAACTGTGACGTTCGGCAACAAAAAGATTTTCTTCGACCCGAAAGACGGCAAGAGCGTAATGAGCCGCACAATAGACGGTGTGCTGGAAATCCTCAAGGGACGCAAGGATATCAAGTACAAGGAAGGTGTCATCACCGACTATCTGAATCAGGCGCGTGCTCTGGTACGACGTATGGAATCCGACGGGTTCATCTATACGGGAGACAGACATCAGGGAGGAATTCAATGAAAGAAAAACCGGTCGTGGGTATTGCGACCGACGGTGCCCATTCTGCAAAAGAGAGGTTGACACGCTTCCGGGCTGTCGACCTCTCTTCAGGAAAAGAACTCTTTTCCAAAGCTATCGGTAACTGGACGAACAATATCGGGGAGTTTCTCGGCATTGTCGAGGCGGTCAGATATGTCATGGAACATCCGGAAAGTCCGCGAACAATCTACTCGGACAGCATTACAGCCATCACGTGGTATCGTAACAAACAGACAGCCTCTTCACGCAGATGCCCGGCATTGCAGAAAGCGGAGATATTCCTCAAAGTGATGGAGGCAAGAATCAAGGACATCGAAGTGCTGCACTGGGACAACCGCCTGTGGGGTGAGATTCCTGCCGACTTCGGAAACAAATAACAACATCAATATGGCAAAATTAAAATCACAGTCACAGAAATATGTTGAGCTGAAGGAGGAAGACTACCTGTTGCTCATCGAGAATACCATCAAGATGGAAGCCCTGAAGATTGCCGGTATCGAAAAGATGCCCATATACAAGGCTATGGAACATATCCTTGAACACGAGCACATCGACCTGCTCGTCAAACCCGTTTCAAGGAGATATTCTTGA